AGGTTTTGTAAGATTATAAGAAAATACGTGAAATATGGCAAAATATAACGATACCTAATTTCATATTTTTTCATCACCTCTTAAATGCCTTGATTTTACGGCATTTCTTTCTTTATAATTTGTATTTATGTACCAATTATGTACCAATTTAGTTCAAATTACTTTCAAAGCATCTGCAACCATACTTATTTCTTTCTGCTTCTGTTCGTCTGTCGTGTGCACATAAAGATTCATTGTTATGCCTATATTTGAGTGTCCCAAAAGTGTCTGTAATGTTTTTGGCATCATTCCTGCTTCAATACATCTCGTTGCAAAAGTATGTCTTAATATGTGCATTGCAATTTTTCGTATACCTGCTTTTTCACATACTTTAAAAAGCATTGTGTCGTATGTACTATTTTTAACTGGCGTACCTTTTTTACAAACGAATACGACATCTTTCCACTCCAAAGATATAAAAGGTAATAACTGATTTTTCTTCTTCTGTAATTTCAACAATCGAATTGCTTCATCTGTCAATGGAATAGTACGATACCCGGATTTACTTTTCGGTTCTCCTTTTCTCCACTCTTTAGTCGAATGTCGGTACTCCATAGTTTTAGAAATAATCATGGTCTTATTTTTGAAATCAATGTCTTTCCATTCTAAAGCAACCAATTCACCAGTCCTTAAACCAGTCTGCAAGATAAAAAGGTATTGATATTCATAAGGGCAACCAACTATTTCATGGCAGAATTTCTTTTGATCTTCAATAGTAAGTGCTTCTTTCTTTTCTGACGGTTTTCCTATGTCGTACTTTACCATTTTAGTACATGGGTTTTTAGAAATTATGTCATTTTGATAGGCATAATCAAGCATATTATAAAGTGCTATCCTTGCTTGGTATATTGTAGTGGTCTTATAACCATCATCTGACATATTGTTCATAATCTGTTGGCAATGTATCGTATTTACTTCTTTCAGCAACTTATGTCCTATAACAGGAGCAATGTTTTTATTATATCTTTCTCTGTAATTTCTTACCGTATTCGGTCTTACTGTTTTCTCTTTTATAGAAATCCAGTAATCGTACCATGCGCTTACAATCATGTCTTGCGGAAAATCAATATTGCTATGTTCATCTGAATACTGGTTATCTGCAAGCCACTTTTGACACTCTTTTGCCTTTAAAAATAATTTTTGAATACGCCTTCCATTTTTTGAAGTGTATCTTCCAACATAATATCCGTCTTTTCTTTGGCTTATACCTTTTCCAAGTTCCTTTCCTTTTAGGTCTTTTCCCAAAACTTTACACTCCTTTCCATTTAAGAGAAAAGCCTTATGCAATCTGATATTTTATCACATAAGGCTTTGAATGTCTACAATTCCACATTGTCAGAGATAAATTTTTCAAATTCTTTTCGCTTTATTAAACGTTTTTTCCCTACAAAAATTACAAAATTACATCTTGGATTGTTGGAAATTTCTCTGATTTTATTTATTCCTATATTGCTGTATTCGGCAGCTTCATCAAGTGTTAGTGTTACTTTTTCCCATACAGGAACCGTTTTATTCAAAACTTCTTCACCTCCGATTTTATCTTTTATACTTTTTACTCTTCTATTTACGGTTGCTATTGGAAGAAAAGTTTTTGCAGATATCTGCTCTAAACTCTTACCTCGTGCAAGCAACCAAAACACTTTCTCTTCCTCTTCCGTAAAATTGGCGTTCCGGAAGATTTCATCAAGTTCCGGCTTAGTCAGTTTTGACAACTTCATAAGCCAGTCTCCTTTTTAAAATTTAGTTAATCGTTCATTCAAGTTCTTTATTTTCTCGCAATACTTTATCCCTTTGTTGAGAATCTTGATCTCTTCATCAATATCTCCAAAACAGGAATAGGATATTTTTCCGTCCTTTGCTACGATAACCTTATTTCGCAGATCGTATAATTCTTCTTTTCTCTTGTATTCATGGTACATGATAATGTACTTCGTGAACTTGAACATCTTATTGAGTAATTCCAACGACCACCAGATAGCGGTAAGGATAATTGCAATAAGTCCGATAATAACTAAAATGTTAAATAGAATATTTTTGAATATCTCCATTTCGTCTCCTTCACTAACTTTCAGTTTAATGAATTTTATATCTGTCTCTTGCTGCAGAACGAAACATCATAAAAAGCATTTCTGATAATGGTTTTTCTCTGTCTCTGCGTCTTGCCTTCTTAATTACTGTCAATTCTCTCCAGTTATTACGCCAACTGCTTTCTGTTGGAACAAGTACCCCTACAAAGTAAGGAATTTTATTTGAAACCGCCGCATAAACTTCTTCTGGCATCACAAGATAATTGTAATCGCCTATAAAGTTCAAGCCGTGTCCTGAATTGAAGTCTTCAATAGAAGATTTTACTTCATAACAATAGAAATCCCCTTTTTCAATTCCGGAAACTGTGTTATTAACAGGCTTAAATTTCATATAGTCCACTCTGATTGCATGTGTTGTCGCATAATCAAATGTGACCTCTTTAGCCATATAAATTCTTGTGTCATTTTTAGGATTTATGTATTTTTCCAATGACATGGATAGTTCCTTTGTAATTTCCGGTCGTTTGCTCATCTCTACCTCCTAAATCCTAAATATTTTTCTAAAGATATTCTTTTTTGGCTTAATCACATAGAAACTCTTTTCTTTCCAGTCGAAGACATAATCCAGGTTGTATGAACTGAAACCAATATTGTAATGTCGCTTTCCTACCTCTCTGTATTTTATTTCAAAATAAGGTTTTTCTTTTTTTCCAGTGACAATTATCTCGATGTCACTTACTTTTATTTTTTCCATATTCCGCTCCTTCTCTAAATCCTCCTACGCAAACCGGAGTTGCCCGGTCTGCTCTGCTTCTATTCTCATGTTCGGTGTACGCTCTGCCACGCATAATTCCGGCAGGTTTGCCCTCACCAGTGCCGCGGGAATCGGTGGACATACCGCATTGCCACATCGGCGGACCTGTTCACTACGCGGGTAGGTCTTTCCTGTGTAATCATGGTCAATTATGTAATCGTCCGGAAATCCCTGGCATCCGTACAGTTCCCGCGGCTCCAGCATCCGAAGCCCGATATCCACAATCTGATAATCCACGCCCTCAATTGTCACCAACCCAAATCTGTCTTTGGTCGTAACCGTATCAAGCGGTTGCTCAATGTCCTGACCGGTAGCATCCCCATAATATTTAATCAAAAAGGCTCTAACCTCTCCGAAGTGCCCGTCGCCGGCTGTAATTGTAGGTATTGGATCCCTCACGTCCCGACCGTCACAGTGATTATTCATTTGGATCAAGTTTGCCGTCACCACACTGTTATGGTCCCATGAGGTAATTGTCGGCAATGGCTTCTCTACGCTCTCTCCTGCTCCCTTGTAGCCACCGTCATAATACTTATGCAGAAATGAGGTAACCAGTCCATATCGGTTCGATCCATCCACGGTCATGATTGGATCTTTTATGGTCTGCCCGCGGACTTCTCCCTGCGCCGTCTCGGAATGGTACTGGATCAGAGTAGGACTTATCAGGCAATGTTCATTCTTGCTTACTATGGTTGTGAGCGGTTCTCTCACATCCTTGCTTCTGTCTGCCGTAAATCCAGTCTGCCCAATCTGTACCATGTAAGGCTCGCACAGATAATGTTTTCCACTTCCAACTATGGTTGGCAATGGTTTCTCTATATCATGTACTCTGGGTGCTTGCCCGTCTCTTTCCCCATATCCAATAGGAATCATGTAGGGTTCTACCACACCGTAACCGTGCTTTCCGGTTATAGTTGGCATCGGATCACGGATATCGTTCGGTCTACGCTCGCCGCCGTGGTTGCACTGAATAATAAATGGCTCTGGATTCTCGAATACAAACTTTTTCAATCCCCTTGCAATCCGCTCCATCGTTTTCGGTGCCAGCGGTCGCACCGCCCGGATTCCATATTTCTCTTTGATCTCTTCCGAAGTGTCAAAGATGCTGGGGCACGGCAAGGAAAAGTCCAACTGCGTGTATGCACCCACATACGGTTTTAAGAGACCAGCCTTAACAGCCTCACTGTCAGCTGGTCCATGTGTCGGCTCCGGCCAGATGATGGGCTTCCCGTCACACCTCGCGATCATAAAAAATCTCTTTCGCATGGTGGGCGCACCGTAATCGGCTGCAACCAATTCCTTAAACTGCACCTCATAGCCTAAATCTGTAAGCTGCTGGACAAACCGTTCAAATGTCTTTCCCTGCTTGCTCTTAATGGGATGATGCCCTCTATTAAGCGGTCCCCAGGTCTTAAACTCTTCCACGTTTTCCAACATGATTACCCTTGGTCGTACCAGTCCTGCCCATCTGCAGGCTACCCATGCAAGACCTCGGATAAACTTATCCTTTGGCTTACCGCCTTTCGCTTTGCTGAAGTGTTTGCAGTCCGGTGAGAACCAGGCAAGACCTACCGGATGCCCATTGCAGGCTTCGACCGGATCTACCTGCCACACATCCTCACAGTAATGCTTTGTGTTTGGGTGATTAGCCTTGTGCATCCGGATAGCTTCCGGATCATGGTTGATTGCAATATCCACACTGTATCCGGTTGCCATCTCTATTCCGGTGGACGCGCCCCCACCGCCGGCAAAGTTGTCAACGATTAGTTCTCCGTTAATCATGGCAGCACCTCCGGCATAAAATCAGATAATCGCATTTGTGCCATTTCTGCATCTAATCTCTTTTTGGATAAATCATAATAATGCTTGTCCAGTTCAAATCCAACATATGGATGGTTGGTTCTGTAGCAGGCTATCAAGCTGCTGGCACTGCCTACATGAGTGTCCAAGATAATGTCTCCGGGATTTGCATAGCGGTTTAGGAGCCATTCATATAGTACCACTGGTTTTTGTGTAGGGTGGATACGCTTTTCGTTCAACGCCTTATTCCCCTGCTGAATAGTTCCTTCAGTAATGGACTTCCCCTGGAACATTCCACGCCACATATACCGGAATATGTCTATCCTTTTAGTCAGACTGCAGAATGCCACCTCTGCATCCGACTGGTCAGAACCATCATTGCATTTATCCCATACGATAAGACCACCAGCCAAAGTAAAATCAAAGTAATTGCATCCCCATATAATCTGATTTTTGGATACCCGAAACAATTCCTCGAAGTATTCCCTAGATGGGGGCTCATTGTCCCACCCTCTGTTTTCGTACTGACCGTCCTTTACATATGTTTTTGTTCCATTTTTCTGCTTAACATATGTATTCCTATTTTTGCCACCATGTTCATGTAAGCCATACGGTGGATCCACAATCGCAAGGTCAAAGTAACCATCCGGGAACTCTTTCATCCCATCCATACAATCCATGTTGTAATATCCAAAATCCATTACGGCATCACCCCCGGAATATCCTCAAAACTAATCTGATTATCTCTTTCAAAGACAATCATCTCATTTTTGGCTCTCTGATAAAAGTTGCGGTCAATCTCAAATCCGAATGCACTTCTCCCTATCTCTGCGGCTGCTCTCAATGTACTACCGCTACCACAGCAAGGATCAATCACTACATCACCGGGATCTGTAAAAATCTCTATTAGTTTTTTCAACACCGATACCGGCTTCTGTGCCGGATGGATTTTCGGAATATCTTTTCCGTCTTTCTCCCAACTGAACCAGTTAAAAATCATTTTCCCAGTGCCACGGATCGTCTTTCCGTCCTCGTCAACCCTTGCACCGTTTCGGAACTTCGGCAGCTTGTCACGGTAGAACACAAGAGCATATTCAGTAGCACCAACCACACGCATATTTGCCTTAAGCACCTGCGGACTGTAATTTTTAACAAATACCAACGGTATGTAATGGACGAATCCATGTTTATAGGCGGCATCAATCAGCGTAGACATCTGTTCAAAAGAGCAGAACACGATCATGCAAGGACTGTTGCTACTTCTTCCCCTGGTAACGATATTCTTGTCTTCCTTTTTCAGCATCTTTGAGCAGAAATGGAAATACTCATACAGATTAAAGTTGAAATCGGAATTGAATGCCGCCTTGCCTGCCAGCTTGCTTTCTCCGTTCTTATTATCCCCACCGTTGTACCACATAGGGTTACTGCCGTAGAAGTTCTTGCCGACATTATACGGGACATCGGCAATGATAAGCTGTGCCGGAGGTATGGCATATTTCTTATAGTTCTGCATTGAATCTCTGTAAATCTCACATTTTAATTTTTTCATTTTTTCAAGGAGACCGCATATGCTTCACTCTGGCCAGAGTCTCGGCTCCTTTCTTGGTTTTATCTAACTATCGTTTCTGCTTGTTCCTTGTACATCCGTCCTGCCATGCGCACAAGGTAGTGCTGTAAGGCTTCTGCAACGCTGATTCGGTGCTTTACGCAGTATCGGTCAACGTACCTCTTAAAGTCCTCGTTCTGCTCGTACAGGGCGGTGTAATCAATGGGTTCCATCTGCGTCACACTCCTTCCGGCTTCTCGCACCGCTCAAATTCGATTACCCACACCCACGGATTCGCATCCCAGCCGTAACTGTCAAGATCGGATTTCTTGATGGTGGAATCCCATACATCGGGAAAACCAAGTGCTGTTGATGTATAATCGAAACATCCCTCTGCTTCTGCATCATCGTCTTTCATATCCTGCAACCGCTCCACCATCACATCCGTAACCTTAAGCCATATACGTGCGGCTTCTTTCGGCATGTGGATGGATGGGTGCCACCTTGCATCTCCATATATTTCATCTGTTGCCCGGTACATATAACAGCCACAGCTTTTATTCAAGACGCTCTGTTGTGGTTCTCGGTAACAATTTCCATGTTCGTCTCCCTCACAACAACAACATTCAAAATGTTCCCATGTTTCTCGGACATAAAGGATATCATCAGTGTGATATGGTAGATTCCACCTTCTTTTTAGTTCTTCATCCGTGATATCCTCTGGAAGTTTGAATTCATCTCCCCAGTTTTCATATGCTGTTTTACTTGGATATCCCCAAGTACCACAATCACACCCTGCGAATGTATAGCACAGTCTGCCTTGCGGCTGCGGCTTTACAATTCTTCTGGTGCAACTCTTTCTCCCGTCCAGAATTGCCCGAACCATTTCTGTATTGAATAAAATCGGTTTAATTGCCATCTGTTCCACCTGCCTTTACAATCTCCAACAAATCATCTACCATATCCTTGACCTCGTACATCATCATAGTGTCGTAGGATTTTGACTGCTGATCTGTTGTCTTGTTTCCATACTTCGTACAGTCTTTAAGGAATGCTGTGCGTTCTTCCAACTGTTCCACGACCTTGTCCGGGTCGTAGGCGGTCGGCTGATTGGCAACCGCACAACGGATATCATTGCCGATAGAAAGATAAACACCGTCTCCGTATCCCATTAACCATTTTAATTTATCCGCAAGGTTATTATAGAGCTTATCAGCATCAACCAACCGTCCGCCTTTATATGCTACCTCCTGAATAACTCTACTGTTCTTAAACGCTTTTGCCAGCACATCAGCCGTTTCCTGTTCGTAGTTGCCGCATATTCCGTTGTAATCTATGTCAGTCATTACTCGACTGAAAAAATCTGAAAACCTGTTTACGTTATAATCCGCTTCAAATTCTTCCGGAATCTCAATCACAATCCGCATCGTTCACACTCCTGTACTCATGATAAATCCTTATCCATCCAATAGCTTTATCGTTGCTGTCGTAAACTCTCGCATAATCGTAGTTTGCGTATTTTGGAACGAATGGTTTAATTTTCTGATACCATATCATCGTTTACCCTCCTGTTCCAATCATCAAAATATTTTGATACACTTTCCAACATTGGCTTACTGGTCATACAATTTCCGCCCTTGTAGCTGCATTCATAGCCTGTTAAATACGCACATCCGATGCAGATTGCTTTTGCAGCTATCGCTTTTGCTTCATCAACTGATAATCCCTTTTTCTGATTTTCCATTGCCGCCCGGCATTCTTCCACTGTGCCGATTTCACGGTACTGCTGGATTTCTTCAAGGGCTTTGATTGCTGTTTCATAGCCTTGCACTTCTCTTTTCCTTTCAGGATTTTCCGTACACATCTTCGCAAAATCTATAGACATATTTAATTCGTCTATTGCTTCATTCTCTGTCATTCCGGCACCTCCGTCAACCCATCCAAGGCATAGCATCCGGCAAATCCTTCTAATTTAACAACCATCGTTCCACACATGTTGTACGGCTCGCTGACAACCTTAAATACCTTGCCTTTATTCTTCTCCGATACATAATACTTATCATTCATGGTTACTTTTTTACCTTTAATCATTTCTGCACCTCCAACAGTTCCGGATTATCAATTTTACTACCGACAATTTTTGCATCAACCATGTTTATCCAATAGCCTAAATCTTTTCTGTATCTTTTAGTATACTTGTCTGACCAGCATACATAAAATCCAACGTGTTCAGTTTTGGTGCTATCAAAGCAGTTCTGATAACTGCCGTATTTGATTTGCGCGCAAACATCACTAAATAAGTCTTTTACAATATCATTCTCCCAAATCAGATTACCGTTCTTGTCCTTAAGTCCAGTACACTGGCAGATGGTAGATTGATCGACCTCAACCTGTATTTTTTCAACAGGTGTCCCTAGGCTCAAATCTGCTCCTAATGGAATAATGAAATGGTGTGTGTGCCTACCATCAGTATGCGTCATACAAAAATAAAAACCTTCCACCCATTCCCCATTATCCTTGCGTTTTGCCTTGAATAAATATCTATTCTGCATCCTCTACACCTCCAATCTCATCTGACCGTCGCACTGCTTCTTCTTAGGCTCCCGTGGCTTATATCCTCTCTCATTTTCCCCAAATGCATCTATGGGATTGAGAGCAAAGCTGTGACACCGGTTCGGAGACTTTGCTACAGCGTCACTCATGGTCTGTTGTTTCTCGCTGCAATAATTTGCATCTCCTACACATAGATAGCAACAATATCTACAGTACTGTGTCATTCATGATCCTCACTTTCCGCTCCTCACCATGCAAAACAGAAGCTCCGTTAATGATTTTTCGCGCGATCCTATGATGCATGGTTGAATGATCTCAAGTCTCCACGAGATGTCACTCGAAATCGGCGTAGGCTCTTCAAACTCTTTATACTTGTCCCTCATCACCGGCACAGCAACCATAATTCCATAGTGTGCAGATGATTTTGGATTTGCCTTACGCAAATGCTCATTAAATGTTCCGTTCCTTAGGTCCGGGAGAATATCCTTATAGCACTGCATCGTGGTTACTATGTAGTTCTTTTCTCCGTAAAAATTTAAGCCGTTGCCGCTGTATACGTCTTCTTTACAGCTCTTGATTTCATAACATATAAAGATTCCCTTTTCCAATGCTCCTACCGAGCACTGATTTTGTGGGACGAACTGCATAAAATCCACTCGACCGCCCTTTCCAGCAGCGGTAAATGCGTCAATGCTGACCTCGCTTGCCCAGTACTTACCCATGCCTCTAAATCTATCTCTTTTCAGTAGCTCGCCGAGAAACTTCGTTGTCTCTGCCCTAGTCATATACCCTCGCTTTCTGCCCTGAGCCATTCATTCATCTCGTAGGTTCCCGATATGCTCTGGTCGTGATAACCGTATGATTCTACTGTCACTAAAAAATCTGCCAGCTCATCGTCCGTCATGCTGCGGATCCGGTCTGCGTTGGTCATAGGAGCGTAGTTCTCGCAGTCACGCTCAATGTCTAAATGTGGGCTGTCGTTAATCTTTGGGCACCACTCTTCGTCTGATAGATTATATAAATTATTGCAATTCTTACACTTCGCCATTATCTACCTCACTTTCCCGGTACGGTTCCGGCAGTGGCATCCAGGCTGTGATTTCAATTTCATCATCAACAACATCAGGTTCATAATATCCGTATTCCTTGAGATAATCTTCACATACTACCGAATACCAGTACCATTCCCCCTCGTAGCAGATACCAGTTGCTGTGAACGGTACATCTTTAATGCTTGCATAATAAGGATCCGGATTGTGGTTTACCAATGTAATATTGACCGGAACATAATCTTCCGGCAGTCTCTCGCTTACCGGGATCCACTTGCCGTATCTTCCCTGCTCCTCGGCATCCTCATAGGCTTTGAGTTTTCGATAAACAGCATCTATTTCCTCACAATCCGGTTCGCATGCCCTTTCCCACATTTCATCATCAATCCATGACGGATTTCTTTCTGTCAGTCTCTCCATACTTGCTCCTTTCCTTGATCCTAGGTCTATCCACCATCACTGGATAGCTACAGTCATACGGCTTCGTGCGTCCGATTCTAATAGCATTAGCAACCGGATGTGTAGCCATGTAGAGTAAGTCACCGTTTTGAAAGTTTCCTGTTCCCTCTCTCATACAGCTACGCTCCTTTTCCCGTATGTACTTGCGATTCCGTATACATTGCAAATTTCTCTGTAATATTTTTCCTGTGCATGGATATGAGCATCTACACGGTCAAGTTCCGTTTCACACCACTTTGCAAATTCTTCTGTGGATAACGGTGTCTCTGAAGCATCGAATTTCTCACTGTTATCAATCACAAAACTCACCATATCAACCGGAATGTGGTTCAAATCCGCAAGAATCTGAATCTGCTTGTCCTTATCCTCCGCTTTTTCATAATTTTCCAACAATTCATAGCCTGTCATTTGCATTTATATCACCTCTTATCAAGTTTGATTTTGTTGTCGTAACAACGCTTCTTTGGATTTCCCTCTACGGGAGAAACCATCTTTTTAGGGTCTGTGGTGTATGCTCCGTTTAGCTTTACACCTATTTTGCTTTTTTCATCCACATAGCATGACGGCTTGTAACGATCCGGTGGAATGTAGTTTTGAATCCGCCAGTGCTTTACAAGCACAACACCACTATCGAAAGATAAAAGGAATCTGTTGTCTATAAGTATCTTCAAATCATCATCAGAAGCACCACACATCCTTATGATTTTCCGTGGGTTATTCACGAATCCGTCATCATCAGCGTTCATACAGATATGGAAATAAAGCATTTGAGCCGTAGCAGGAATATCCAAAAAAGCATCACTCTCAATTATTTTTGAACTGAACATTCGTTTTTCTGCCATTTAGAACTCCTTACTCAAAAATAGGCTTTTCTATATAGATTCCAGTGTTTTCCACCAGTTCTCTCCACAAGTCCATGAAATCTTTTCCATTGCATTTTTCTCCGGCTTTGTCCATATGGTCTGAAAACTTATTCTTGAAATTCGTCAGCTTCTTCTTACCAAATCCATCTTCCATAAGAATTACCATTCCATATAGAATGTACCTGGTGGACAACTCATTGATAAGGTTGTTACATCTGACCTGTTCACGAATGCAATTCTGCGCTACTGCCGACTTGTATCTTGGAAAATCTGCTTCTGTAAATTCCTTGTACTCAATCGTCCAGTCTGCAAAATCGTTAAGTCTGCTCTGCAACTCCGTATAAGGCTCATTCTCGTACTTTTCATTGTACTCGGTGAATTTAAAGCAGAAGTCAGAAAGCTTAGTCTGTGAGTACTTGTAGTCTTTCCACAAGGTATAGCAGAACAGTGTCAGTATCCCAGTGAATGGACTTCTTTCTGCTGATTGTCTCAAAAGTTCTGTCTGCCGCATGATTTTCAAAATTTCCTGCGGATTGTCATATCGTTTTGGCATTTTATGTATCACCTCCAAGTTCTGTGATGCTTGAACTCTACAAAGAAAATTTCATTTTATCAAATTTTTCAATTTGTTTTTTTAATGATTCAATTTTCTTTATTCTCATTACTTCTGCCCTTAAAACTGCGTCTTCCTTCTTTTTGTGCCAATCATTTCCGTGAAAAGTTCCATATTTTTTAGAACTTATCATATCTTCGGAAATATTTGAACAAATCTCTGCATCGTCAGTTTCTATGATTCCAGTACTAAGTGCATATTTTGTAATATATACTTTCATATTATTCACCGTCCTTTTCTCCATGTAGAAGTTCCATGAACTTCGCAAACTGCTTCTGTGATATGGAATTGTTCTGTTTCTCCGGCTTAAGGCTGATAACCAAATGTTTGTCAGCTATGTTCGCCAGTTCCCTTGCAAGGTTGATTCTGCCTTGTGCCAGCCCATCACGGTAACCTTTTCCCGGTCGGTACTCTGCGATCTGCTTCTTGCCATCACCTTGACCACCTGCTGTCTTGTTGCGAAGCTGATAACCAACGTCCGCATACTTCTTAATCCAGTATTGTTCCCACTTGTCAAGTTGTTCTGCCGGATAGTGCATAAAGCCTATTTTCCAACCGTAAATGTTGTCCGTGGAATACAGTCCATGACTTTTGATTGACAGGTCTATGTGCTGATAGCCTTTAAGGTGTCCGGCAAGCCTTGAAAGCAAATTTACCGCTTGCCCGATATAGGCATATCGAAAACCGTCCTCGTCTGTTCTTGTCAGAAAGTAAATTCCACTTCCATCGTCTATGTGTGGATTAACTTCCAGTATGCGCTCACGGTTCTTTTTCTCAATGGCTTTTGCCTTTGCTACGTTCTTCCAATCAGCCAACCACTTCACCGCCTTTCAAATGGAATCAAATATCCGTCCGGCAAAGCATTTATAATATTTCTCAATGCCACATATCCTGTCTTTTGCATATTTACTAAAGAATTGCTTTGACAGGTATTCAGTTCGGATATGTTTGAATCAATGCTCTGCATTATTTCACTTCTTAATTGTGGTGTAAGTGGTCTATAAAATGTGTCAGCCATTCGCACCACCATTTCTGTACTTTTCCAGTTCAGCAATCATGGTATCTCTGCGAATATCTCCACTCTCATGCCACTCTACCGCATGGAAAACACCGTTAAGATTCTCGCTCAAAACCTCAATTCTGATACTTGCCGACTGGATATACTCAATCAACCGCTGTGTATCTCGTGCTATGTCCTCGTAACCGTATTCCTGTAAGTGCTGCACCATGCTTTCAAGGTTTGCAATGCTTGAACTGTTCATCAGTTCCGGCACATCTTTGTAGCACAAATAACCAAAACTTCCACCACTCAAAACGGACACTCCTTTCCATTCTTCAAAATCCATTCCTTACCGCCCTGTGCAACGTCCACATGAGCCATAGGAGCAATCTTTTTGACCTCTGCAACACATTCATCAGCATCAGAATTATCACGGCTTAAATGGCACAATATGACGTTTTGCAAGCCATCTGTTTTGTTAGCCATCACAAAATCTTTCACAGTTCCAAGTTCCATGTGACCACGAAAAACGTGATTCCTTTTCGCAACATTTTCATCATCAATGTACTTCTTCTGATAGTTACATGAGATTAAAACGTGGTTTACATCTGCAAATCTCCACTTGCAAAACTCCGTGTCGGTAATATACAGAAGTTTTCCCATTTCCGGGTGGGTTATCAGAAATCCATAGCAAGGACACTCTGAACCGTCAGCGTTGGTATGTGTCCACTTACCATCCAGTGTAGTAAGGTCAAATGCCATTATTTTTCCACCAGTAAACCCTATTTCCATAGGTTCTAAACTCTCATACGGCTTAAATACTGGTATTCCAATGTGTTCAAGGTCTGATACGGATAATGAGTGGTCTTTGTGCGCATGGGTGCATATCGCACCCACAACACACTTAATATTCCAGTTAAGATCACGTTTTATGTCCATGATAGGAAGTCCTGCATCCAGTAAAAGTGTTTCACCGTTATCTGCAGTCAGAAGATAGCAGTTACCGGAAGAACCGGAGCCTAAACATTTCAGTTTCATCAGCTGATACCCCACTATCTGAAAAACAAAAACCAAATCAGTGCTGTGAAGCTGTCTGCAATAGCTGAGATAAATAAAATAAGCATAATAAATCTCATCGGTGTCATTTTGAGTTTTCCGGTGTATGCAATAGTGATTTTTTCTATTGTGCTAATAGATGAACATACAAAAAACCGAACAATAAAAAACGCAACCCACAGTACAATACCTACTTTTACAAAAATCATAATCTGTTTTCCTCCTACTTAAAGCAATCCGGTGTCTCTGCGCTGGCAATGGTCTGTTCCGTGCTGTCCGTGGTAACTTCCTCAAAAGGTACAGCGTTGGCATTCTGTGAAATCTCTTTCTGAACCTGCTCCTGAACGTTCTCCATAGGATATTCCTTGAAATCACCGTCAACTATTTCTTCTTTAGTGTACAATCCAAGTGTCAGTTCCGGGCAGTTAAGGCTTGAAAAAAATGAAGCGGCACGGTAGCGAAGCATAAGCTGTGGCATGGTTTTCCATTTGCTACCATTCTTGCCAAGCCAACCCTCATTTTTCGCCATTTCCATGTCAACGACCATTCCCTCAATTCTTCTGCCGTTCTTCATAGTCCACGCAAGGCAGGAAAAAGGTTTGCCGTCCTTATCTTTCGTTTCCTCGAACTGTAATTCCATGTCGTACTTGCCACTGTTGTTGATCGCAGCAATAAGGAATTTTGAACTCCATGAAGGTCTTTCATGGATAACATACAAATTCTGCATAACCATCATTGGACTAACATCAAGTCTCTGTGCCTGTTCAATGGCGATCAAACAGTTAGATGGATTTTTCTGATATGTCTGCGGAACAATCGTTGAATCAGCCAGTGCCTTTGCCATCTGCATTGCCATAATAAAATTGTCGGATGTTCCAAAAATCCCAAGACTGTAATCTGTAACCTTATTCTTGATTTCCTTTACCTCTGCCTTTTCCTGTGTCATTACTTCCTGTTTCTTTTCTTCTGCCATACCTCGTACCTACCTTTCTACTTTCTTAAGTCCTTCGACATTGATGATGAATACCTGGGTTGTCTTGGGATTCTGAATCAGTGCAAGAGGTTTACATTCGCCGTGCACGTCATCATGATTCGCAATGTTCAAAACCTTTGCAATCATCCCATCTTCAACAGGAACTCCCTTAACAAAATTTTGCCTATAATTTCCAAGTCCACTCCATGTATTGTATTCTGAATATCAACCACCGCTTCGTGTCACCTCTACCATGTCACCGACATGGATTTCGCTGTCATCCTCTTCCTGCACTTTTTCTTCCGGCTTGTAGTTTTCGAGAACAACGTACTCTCTGTGCCATGCCGATGTAACTGGTTTTCCGTCTTTCTCAATTACAACTCCAGGTTTACTTGTAGAAATAACCTTAAATATATCTCCGTTTTTATAAGGAATCAAATAAGGCATCGCATCAACAATCTTGATGTACTCACCGACTTTAGCTTTTCTCTTCACCTCACGGACACCGTTATCAGGCTTGACATCTTCGCCCATCAGCCGATTAAAAGCCAACTTAGCACCAGTACGGAAATCAAATTCATCAGCCGGATTGCACTTGGCTTCTGCTTTCTCGCCAGTGGACTTGTCCAACGCAACTACTTTGTTGTCATTGCGGTAGATTACTATGGTTTCACTTCCGACTTTTTCCAAATTATCAGAAAATATAGAACCAATTTCAAACATTTTCCTACCACTAGTTTCTCTTTCGACATCTTTGTAAGAAACAAAGTCACCATTGATTTCTGTGATTTCAATTACCGCAGCATTGTCTAAAATCATTCTGCTTTTGTATCTTTCTCCAACTTTAAATTTACGTTTTTCCATATCCTTATTTCTCACTTTCCGGCTCGTTCATAAACTTGCCAAATTCATCATTTTTCACTTTTACATCAGCCTTGCAAATTTCCATAATGCTCTTAGGCATCACGTTCCATGTGACATCAGTACCGGAAATCTTTCCCTTGAATTTCAAGGCTCCACGATCTGTCAGACCCATGTAAACACCCGTGTAGCACTTGCCCTCTGCATTAAAAACCACGGTGTCACCGACATTAATTGTTTCTCCATTCGTTGTCAGAACAGAAATGACTGTTTCTTTCTTAATCTGCATTCTCTTCATTCCTTTCAAACTCTTTCAATTGCTCCGCCAACTTCTTGCATTCATCAGCAACATATTCTTCTGAACGAACGACATCGACACCAACAGGAAATTTACTTTCTATCATTTTTTGCATCTGATAAATTTCTTTACGGCTTGGGAATTTCTGTATTGCATAATCCAAATCCGCCTTATCTCCAGCGTGACCGCAATCGAACCCAAACCACCATAAATCACTTTTGATAGGATAATTTGAATTTTCTCCACCGCCTGCGTATGTAATACCACCGTGGCACTGGAAATATGCTTCAATGCGGATTCTTTCATCTTCATCCATGCAAGCACCAAGCAAAGGGAAAATGCCACTTACTTCTCTGCCCCAAATATTTGATTTTTTAATTTCAATATGGTAATCATAATTTTTTCCGTATAACGTATGATTCTTTGGAATGCCAACATATCCGCACCTATGAGCCATATTTCCAAATATCACAACGCATTTATACCCTACGTGTTCAAACTCACGCTCGACAATGTAGCGTTTCTCTGCTTCATTACTCATTCTTCACTTCCTCCACTTTCAAACTCGCATCATCACTTCTGCGGAACATAATCAACTGACTGTCAACATCAGGAATCTTCCAAGGATCAAGGCTCTCGGTATCGTCTGTCATAATCGGCAACTCCACACCGCACTTCTTTTGAAACGCTCTACAAATATCGATTTCCGTCAAAATCTTTGCACCGTGGTTCATGTTTCTGCTGTAAGGCTCTCCATTGTAGATAAAGTCGCAACATTCCTCGGTATCGCCGTTCAAAAGCGGTCTGAACATCTTAACGTGGCAAAACTCCAAATACTCGTTCACATCAGATTCCAACAGTTCATTCTTCTTCCGGCTAAATTTCTTTAACAGGTCAAGCTGTGCCTGCACATCTGTAATCTTCTGTGCAATGTTCTTGCGCTCCTGTTCCAGTTCTGTGATACGCTTATCCACACTCTCGTTAATGCTTACACTGGCCAGTTTCTTGTTTACCTGTTCAATATCTTCCCTAATTTCTTCCTCTGCGCATTTCAGTTCAATTCTCATGCTCTGCACATCCGCATAGCGGTTCATGGCAGCTTCTTTCTCTGCAATCTTTGACTGTACAGCTTTGTATTCTTCTGTGTTGGAAATATCCACACTTGCCGGAATGGAATTTAAGGCATTATCAGCAATGGCAATCTCTTTTTCCAACCGCTCCACTTCATCCTCTGTCTTTTTCAGTTCCTCACGCTTATTTTCCAGTTCTGCCCTATCTTCTTTAATATGCTTAGCGCAATCCTTGCCCTCTTTTTCGATAAGTTTTAATTCATGTTCCTTGTGCGAATCAAAGTCCTCTCTTAACTTCTCTTTCTTCTCTTCCGGATATTCCTGTCCACAGTAGGAACAAATCAGAGAGTTTTCATCAAATTTAAGGCTTTTATTCAAATCCCAACTCTTCTTCAAGTCCTGCCTCTTATGCTCATACTGTTCGATGCGATTTTCCAGTGAGGTAATCTCTTCACGAATGGTATCTGCCTTAAGCAACTCTTTCTGATGCTCATTCTGAATCTGATTCAGTGTTGTGCGCTTCTCTCTCCTATCAGCATCCATTTTTTCATTTGCTTTCTGCTGCAATGCGCTCAGCTGACCTTTTAACTCAATGATTCCATCAGAAAGCTTATCGTAGGAATTCATGCTGTTCTGCGTATCTGTCTGCTGCTTAATGTTCTCTGACAGCTTATCCAGTAAAGCTTTCTTTTTCAGTTCTAGATCCGCAAGGCCAATATCCACTCTCTGACGGCTCACCTCGTCAATACGGCTCGGAATTTCATCTAACAGATCCTGCAAGCCCTTGGTTCCATTTCTTCCCATTGTACCGTATAACTGCGTATTGCAACGCTTTTTCAGTTCATCAACCGTGCCGTCCTGCAGAACAGTCCTTAATGCTTCAAACTCCGGAAATTGATTGCAAATGTCATCATTACTGTGCTGACCAAACATATCAGCAAGAATTGCTCTCTGATCCGTGCCACCTTTCAGCAGAAGTGTCATGGCATTGATGCAAAGTGAAAACTTATCTTTTCCGCATACACTCTCTTCCAAAAATGCTTCAAAATCTGCTGCCTTTTTTGGAATATCATTCACATAGTAATCCGTGACATTTCCGGTAAACTCGCCTTTCTTATTGAAGTTCTGACGGCATACTTTTTTCAGGACCTTGTCTGTACCGTCAATCTCCACGGTAACTTCTGCGGTAATATCTCCGTCAATGTCATTGCCGTCCTTATCGTGTGGTCTGATTCCGGTGATCTCTCTGCCGTTCTCGTCACGGCATCCAAAAATATACTGAATTGCTCTCTTGATTGTGGACTTTCCAGTTTCATTCACTCCGGAAATCTCTGTCCGGTCGTAAATGTCTGTGTCCAGTGTGTTAGATCCATAGAATTTGCAGAAATTCTGCAAAAAGATGTGCTTAATCCTCATTTTTCCTATCCTCCCAAAGATATAAATACAGTGAATTAACAAACATATAGATTGAGACCGGCTTGTCTGTCTCATTGATCTCCTTGTACAGCTCTGTGCTTGGGTTCATCTTATCAACAACCCACTTGATCGCCTGATACACGCTTTTTTCATTTGTGTTGTGTTCCTCTCCAATAATCCGGTAGATTTCAGAAAGTCTTCTGTTTCGGTTCTCAAACATCAGCGTTTCAACCTCGATGATGTACTGGAATCCAGGCAAGTACTGTTTCATCCCAAGTTCTACCAAGATTTTTCTGATTTTCCTTTCCATTTCCTCATTCCTCCGGCTTTCAGTCTTCTGCTGCGTGAATCATGTTGTCTTCACCGATATACAAGATTCCTGCATCTAACAGTCCTGCAATCAAAATCTCATTCGCACGGACGATGGGGATAATTTCTTTCTTCAACATGGAAATACTCCTTTCTTACCCATTTTTTCATTCCTGTTTCAAGGTTCACCAGTCGGTAGTAAAATGATGTCTCACGGTCGATTTCCCACTCTTTAGGATTAAAGAAGAATCTTCCGATTACTCCTTTGACTGTAAACCGCTTTTTGGCACTCATACATCTTCCTCCGCAAGTTTGGCATATTTCCAATCTGTAACATCATCGTATTCGGCAACAGAATAAGATGTGCAACCATTGCGCAATGAAAAAACACTATTCTTTTCGTATCTTGCGAAGTGTCTTCTACTCCACTGTCCAGTTTCTGAATCTCTTACAAGAATCTTTGTATCCACAGGAACTTTCGACCAGTCAACCGTAGGCTCTACATATTCCTGCTCTGACCATTCTTTTGTTTTTTCTCTACATGAAATATCAGTAACTTTATTTTTCCGAAATATACATTCATCGCATGTTACTTTACCGCAACTACTGACTTCTCCATTTCTGTTAATAGCGAACGAATGTCCAGTTACTGCAATATCAAGAATCTGTTCCGCATACTTCTCTCTGTTCGTCATTTTCCATTCATCCTTTCCAGTTCTGCGCTCCTGGTTAATATCCAGTCAGCGTAGTCACTTAATTCTGTCTTTGTAGCTGCGTTCTTCTCTCCGTGGTAAACCATGAGCACAATTCCTACATCACAGTACTTTTCAAACAATTCCGACAAGTAGTCGGCTCCCACATGGATATTGCCGTCCACAGAGTAAATGTCCGTCACTCCCAAACGCTCCATGCGCTCTTTATGCCATCTGTCAGAAATCTGCATCAGGCCTTTGCAACCACCGCTTTCCACATCCGGTCTGCCGGACGATTCTTTCTCAATCATTGCCATGAGCAGTTCCGGGCAGATGCCGTATTCCTCACCGTACTTTACACACGATTCCTGCGCTTCCTCGGAGATAAAACTGCCGGATGGCTGTGCCGTGGATGTAAATGTGATGGAGAGTGCTATTATAATAGGAAGAAACAGCTTTATTGTTGTTCTCATATCACTGCTTACCTTTCTGTTAAAATTCTTCCATCTTGGAAGACATACAGACTTTTTACTTTGAAAAATTCTGATTCTTCTAATTCCAAATTATTGCAGTATACATAGCGCACTCCGGTTTTTTCATCGTTTTCTCCAAAAACATCATCTGTGTAATACAAAACCATTGAAGAAAATTCTTTTATGTCATTTTCCGTAACGGGTCTGAGAAGAAGCTTTGATTCTTCCTCTTCATTTGCATGGTCAATGATTGCAATGTGTTGTCCATCTAAACAATCATCCCTTAAGTAAACAGCAACATTTCGTTCATTGCTTTCAAACCATACAACGACTTCTTCATCGTCAGCGTTGGAATTTACATCCGAAACAGTAAGCCCTACCAAATCCCTTAAATCACTGCCGTGCAGGACTTTGTTGCCATATTTAAGTCCTCTATCGTAATTTGCTTTTCTTACGTTATTCACTTAAATGTCTCCTTTCATCTAAACACTTCTCTGTGTTTCTATTTTTCTTCTAATTGCATCAATACCTTTTTGATAAACAAGTGTTTTTATAGATATATGTTCCTCCCCATTCTTGGTGTATTTCTGCTCTATTACACGGAACCATCCGCAATCAACATATTTTTGATACGGCACATTCCATTTATTTAACATTCCTGCTTCACGCAGAAATGCAAATAAATTATTTCTTCCAAAGTCCTTAAATCCGAGAATTTTTGCCACTTTATCCATCGGAATTGCGGTTTTGCTATCTGCCACTGCGTCAAAGAAATCTGCTTTTGGTCGCATATCTTCAATTTGCTTCTCTTTTTGTGCAATAATGTTCTGTGCTACAATAAGTGCGTTCGCTACAATCTGCTCTGGTGTCAAATTCTCCTGATTTGCTATGTACCCACCATTCTTGCGTATAGACGGCAAAACATCTGATGTTACCCAGTGTTTGAACCTCTTTGCTGAATCAAGTTTGCTTCCGATAATTGCAGAATATAAACCGCTTTCGTTTATTAAAGAAGACTTCATATTCATACCATCCAAAATGGATGATTTGGAATCATCCTCGTCTATGCGCTTCATCATATTACTCGTCTGCGCATATCCAAGTTTATCGGCAACATCTTTTGCTACAAACCAAGGCTCACCATCAATAGTTTTTATCCTGATTGTTCCAAATTCATCTGAATTAAATATCTGTAATTCTTCCATGTTTCTCCTTTCTAAATCATATTTTTCAATAAAGTGGTTGCTGTAGAAAGTGAATTTATAGCATTACAAAGTGTATTTAGTTCTTCCTTTTTTCTCTCTTTTTCTCTGCTGTCGTTCTCTGATTCATATTCCTTTGTTTTGTAAAATATCATGGAATATATTTCACAAATGGAATCTTGAAGTATGATAGGATTGTCCCCGGTAATGCAAATATCTTTGTCTATTTTTATCATTTGCACAGCTTATCATCCTCCCATATATTATTAGTTCATCAGCGTATCAACTTTTACTTTCAGAACATCAGCAACAGCTTTAAGGTTTTCGGCAGTAGGCGAAGAATCATTCCATTTTGCAATAATCCCATTGCTAAGTCCTGCTGTTTGTTCAACATATCTAATGCTCAATCCTCTCTTCTTACAAATGTCCTTAATGTTGTCGTAGCATTTCAATCTATCACTCCCTTTCTCTTGATTTAGGAATTTAGAGAAAAACTTGACAAAATTTAGAGAATGTTCTAATATAGTAACTGCCAAGAAACCACAGAGAACATTTTTAAATTTAGGCTTTCCTCTAAATCCTAAATTTATTATATAGAGTGTTCTCTATTTTGTCAAGCATATTTTTAGAGTATCGTCTAAATTTTAGGAGGACACTATGACTACGGTAGAAAGAGTAAAATCTATATGTAAAGAAAGGGGAATAGCCATTTCTAAATTAGAGACTTCTTGCGGATTTAGTAATGGATATATAAGAAGTTTAAAAAAGGGAGTTATCCCGGATGACCGTATAGAAGTAATTGCGAATTTTTTAGGAGTTTCTATTGAATTTTTGTTGACCGGCAAAGAAGATGGAGAAAAATATTCAGCAAAATATGCTAGATTAGTTTCTTTTTTAAGAAACGATCCCAATATGGAAGATTTATTGATTAAGTACTACAATCTTTCGGAGCAAAAAAGAAGTATTGCATTTTCCGCATTTAAAATGATAATCGGAGGTGCGGAATGAAGAGAAAAATAAAAGATTATAATGATTTTTTTGGCTATTTAATATCAATAAAAAATAAAGACAACAATGTTGTATTAGGTAGGATTTCAAAAGATTATGGTGATTCTGCCATAGATGATTTTATTGATTACATAAATGAACTAGAAGAAATGAAATATATAAAAATAAATTCATTAGAAGACATACATATAGTAAAAAGTAAAGAGCATAATTACATAAGTCCTTTTAAAAAAATTATTGATTATATAGGTCCAAAACTTGTTTACGTTTTAGTGTACTTTATGGGATTATGCTCTCCAATATTTACAGAATATTTAAAGAAAATATTAGGTATATCTTAAGAAATAATTTGTTAATAATCCTAAAAAGTAAATCAAAATTATTAACGCCCAATTTATTTTTTTTCGATTTTTCATTTTTCCCCCTCTATATCAGAGACAATGACATAGACATATTTCAATATGTCATTGTCTTCTATTCCAGATAGTATCCTTGCAATTTCCTCTCTGTAAAATTCATTGCTTTCGTTCATCGTAACCACACCCCTCTCCCCATTAATTCTCCGCAGAATCTAAAGTAGCGATACCCAATTATAGAACATACGTTCTAAACAATCAATATATATTTGACTCACGTTTTTTATTGTTGTAAAATATCAACAAAAAGAGGACGGTGAAAACGCCAATAAACACCGCCCTCGCCAGAACTTGATGTCCCTCGTTTCAAGGGATGCTACAAGTGTATCATGTGAAAGGGGGACAATAAACATGATAAAAAAAGACCGAATCAAAGAAATTTCGACACATCTATCAGTCAACCGTACTAATTATATGTTAAGTTTTCGTGGGAATCTCCATGAATTTCTCAATGAGCCGGACATGACGGTTTACAAGCTTGCAGATGAAGCTAATTTGCCTTATTCTACGCTTAATTCACTACTATACGGTAATTCTAACGACACAAAGCTATCTACCGCTGTTGCGCTTGCTAGAGCCTTTGGAATCAGTGTAGATGAACTGGTAGGTTGCGGCACTATGGAAGATAAGATGTTGGAATCTGTCAAGATATGCCGCAGTCTGCCGAAACACTCTCTGTACCTTATCCGTTACTTCATACGTCACCAAGCTAAAATCTATTTCAGTCTTGAAAAATCGCACAAGTATATTTCTGTCCTTAATCCACAACTTATGAATGGAATTATCGCAACCACAAACGCTGTGGAACCCATGTGCATAGACAATTTGCCCGAAGACATAAAATCCAAGGCTTATATCGGTTTGAAAATTCCCTGTGACTACTATATGCCGTTTTATCTGCCTGGGGAAATTATTATCCTTTCCGCAGATCGTGAACCGCAAGACGGTGAACGATGTATTGTGACCAGTAATGGTGGGATATATATTGTCGTGAAAACCTATATAATTGAAGATGGCGTTAAAAAATGGAGATATGTTCCGCTCATGTCTCCGAACAGTATACTCCCGGAACACATAATTGATGACATGATAGGATATGTGGTTGGTTTCGTAAATAATGACGGTGACTGGGGAATCAGATAAAAATTAAGAGCATGGATTTTACACCATGCTCTTTTTGATTGATTTATTTTTATTGCTAATCTTTATACATCAGTTATCATTACTTCTGTAAATGGCAAGTTAAGTTTACTGCAACATTACAAAGTTATTGAAGGCACTAATACCGGCAATACTTTAACATTTACATTAGCAAGTGTAAGCGGTTGGTCATCTAAATTGTATTTGGTCATAAATTTTGATTGTCGTAGCACATATAGTGTAGATTTAACAGGTATTTATCTTGTAAAATACCATGCTAATACAGCTAATATTGGAACGGTTACAATAAAAGAGATATCTGGTAAAATCCCGAACTGTGCGATTGTCAATAATCAGATTATACTTACTTATACAGCAGATCAAAACATCATGGGTTCAAATAAGATAATTTGCATGGGAGTCTAATCATTTGTAAGGTATGTAAACGCTACACTTACCCATTTATCAGTAATCGAATCACTGTATAATTTCCCATCAGTGTTCATTGTAAATGTAACACCGCTGTATGTATCAAATACCATATTATTTACTGGACGTGGGAATCCGTCTGCCACATACCCTTTCTCCCATGTCCTCTGAGCATTATTAATTATCAAGGTAACTGTTTTACCATTTTTATAGCAGTAAAAACCGATTTGATTAGTGGTTATGTTTATTGTTTCAATTAAACTTAACTTGCCATTTACATCACTAATCGCACCTGTGACAGTTCCATTACCGATTGATGAAATATCAGTATTGCCTATGAGAGAAATTAATGTTTTGATGTTCTTTATTGCAAGGCTAAACTTACCGATAATTCCACCAAGTTTCTCTCCTGTGGTCGGCTGTGCAAGGTCTGTAGGCTCGGTGAATGTTACGGTTGTGTTGGAAGCATCACCTGTCTTTTTGAGATAATCAGTCAAGTCAATGTTGGCTAATTTTTGGTCGGTAGTAGTCTTGTCATAGTAATTAGTTAAATTGTCAACATCTTTGGTGATATATCCAGCGTCATTCTCTAATTCACTAACTTTTGTAGGTATACCTCCTGTTTGCTGTTTTGCCTGCTCCATATAATACTTTGCGTTATCTGTATCTTCTCCTTCTCTTGTTCCGGTTCCACCTATGGCATAAGATTCAGCCAATACAGATTTTGCATTTGCGGATTGCGCATAAGCAGATGCATTTGCGGATTCTACTCTAATATCTGCTAAATAATTAGGCTGTAGCATAGCATCTGTTACTGATCCTGTTTTGATTGAAAAAGAATAAGTCTTATTCTTTCCAGTACCAGTCACAGATACAGCTATGGTTGCAGAATCTTCAAATGTTAATACCGGAATCATAGAACCAATATCAGCTGTAAACTGTGTTCCATCTTCTGTAGTCATGGTAATGATTCCTTCATCAGACATGGAAAATCCAACAGGTATTTTTTCAATATTAAGGTCAAAAATAATCTTTTCACCGTTGTATTTTGTAATAGTAATAACACCGGTTGTTTCATCCATAGTCCAATCAGCAATGTTTCCGTTTATTGCAGACTTGTCTACTTTTAAGGCATCCTGTGATATGATACGGTTGTCCAACGCATCAATAGCAGAATCCATCTGATTAAGATTGTATGCATCTAAATCCGTGTTCTCACTGGGAGAATTTTCCCAATTAATTCTGGTATAAACCTTATTCATTGCCATCTGCAGATACCTCGCTTTCCTCTTTCATAATCTGCATATCTGATAACTGTTTAGTCTCCGAATATACTTCATACAGTACAAGCCTTTTCACCTCGATAGGCAACGGTGTTTGATTTAATACTGTCACAAGGTTGCTTTTTAATTTCTTAATCTCAAAATTTGCTGCCATATCAATTCTCCCTTACATAGATTTCTTTTCCTTGCTCTTCTGCATACGAATACAGATTTTTGCATAGTTCAGATACCTCATATCCGCTCTGCACGACAACCGTATCCGACATATCAATAAGTTGCTTCATAAACTCTTCAAAACCATAGCCATCTTCCGTGTTAAACAGTGTGGCATTGATTTCTGTAAATGTGGAAAAGCCAAGGGTAAAAGCAATGTACTGCTGAATTTCTGACCTTTCGACTTCAACTTCTTCCATTGTTTTTCCTAAAATTGTTTGCAGTATAAAAATTTTTTTAATCATAATGCCTCCTACGAAAAACTTGTTACTATTCCAGCGGATACCGATAAAAAACCACCTGTCGGTGTTATTGTTTTTACAAACGTGGTTCCATATCCTGGATAATCTGCTACCAACGCTGTTTGATTGTTTATTTTCACATCTGTTACATTTCCTGTGGTAAAATTTCTAGTCACAGTTAATGTCGAATTTGTTATTACAGTCTTACTTGAAAACGATCCTGTAGTTGTGGCTATACTCTTAACATATGATTGAGATAAATTGGTGGCACCATTTCCAACAAGAAGCATTCCTGTTACACTCACACTATTTGCATCAATTAGCAAATGTTCTCCACTGCCTCTTATAAATCCCGACCTTACTACATTTTCGTTGTAAAATTCGATTTTTCCAGAAGATATTTCTGTGTAATTTCCGTCTTCACCTACCGATTTTATGCTACCGTTAATCACTGCATTGCTTGCTGTTATTGTTCCATCTGCTGATATGCTACAGTTATCTGCTTCCAATACGAACCGATTACCGGAAATTTTTACCTGTCCACTCTCAACACTCAACTGCGAACTGACATCACCTTTTGAAACTTTCAACTTGATTTGGTCTGCTTGAACTGAGATTGCCGCCGCCAATTCTACTTCTGCATCTATTGCCCTTTTTGCTTCAAGTTCAATCTTTCCAGCTGTCTGTGTAATCTTCGTATCCAGTCCACTTTCAACATCCTTTATCTCAGACCGGGTCTCTTCAACATTACGCTCCAACTCATTAGTCTTGCCGCGGAGTTGAATTATACTTTTGTTAATTCCATTTACTTGTTCACTGTATTTTGGTGCTTTTCCGGTGGCAGATATGGTGTCTATCGGTTGTTGGATTCCTTTGTATGTTCTGCTCAACACATAGCTTTCTATGATTTCTTTAGCCGTATATACATTGACTGCTTCTCCAAGGCTCAAACAAGGATTTCCTATTTTTTCACAGTTATAAGGTCTATATTTTACAACTTTAATAACCTCATACAGATTTCTTGCAACCGTTTCTAGGGCATCTGCACCCATTCCATAAACAAGGAAATTATCTTGCAAAATATAACTGTTGTCGTTCTCGGTAATCTCTGTATCCGGGTAAACTGCACCAATATCATTTTCTGATTGTCTTATCTGCACTTTTGTAACTTTTTGGCAAACAAAATCTTCATATTTAACAGTTTTGTATTTTCCACCAGTAACCTTTTCTTTTTCAGAACCCTTTCTAGGGTATAATCCTTTCTGTGGATATAATCCTTTCTGTGGATATAATCCGGATATTATTTCTTTAAGGAAAACATATTCAAATTTTCCATCATTGTTAATGTGGCCAAAGCATCCGTTTATCGAGCAGATTGCTTCCATGACCGTCTGTCCAGAAAGTTCGCTTGGTTTTATGGTTTCTGCCACTTCCATGTTGTCGTTAGGTAATGTGGTTTCTACCTGTTCAACACCAAAATATGCAAAAAAGCTGTCTCTGAACTGCTTTAACGTCAAAGGAAACTTTAATCCGTTATACCAGGAAGATACTTCCGCCTCTCCAATGTCGTATATGGCATCATAAGCAGTCACATTCCTGTAACGCTTATCATCTGTTGGTTTATCGGAAACGACACGGTATTTGCCGAAAATAAACGGTGTGTCAGTATGTCCATTAATCACAGCTGAAACATTTATCTGTTTCCCAATCATGCTTGTGAACACGTTGGAAATTTTAAATTTTAACTGTGATGCATTGCACTGTCCAAATGTAAGGTAATCATCATCACATAGTATTTCTTTTAATTCAAACTGTTCAAAATGGATTTCGCTGTTGGTGATTTTTACAGACTTGTCCTCTGTTTCAATTGTGATTTCCTTTTTGGATGCGCTTTTATTAAACAAATCCGCATAGGTATAGTTACTCATTCGCTACACCTCCGACAAATGAAAATTCTATCTGATTGTATTTAATCTCTCCGTCATAAGTTCCGTAGATTGTAGGCTTTATATCAGCCATATATCCATATTGTGTGACATATTGACCTAAAAATGGAATGTATGCTGTGATATTACATCCTTGTTCCGTTGCATCAATAAAGTTGCTTCGTATCCCGGACAGTAACTCTTGCAAATCGTCATCCGTCAGCATCGCAGGTGTGGAAAAATCAATACTTAATGCTTTTAGCTCCACAGCATTTCTATGTACGTATCCATTTGCATCAGTCCACGGGTCTACATCTTGCATATTTACAGCCGGCTGATAACTTTCAGCGGCTATAAATCTTGACTGGTCAATAACGTAATCTCCAATTTTTAAAAGCCATCCTTGATATGCTGACATACGCTCACCGCCTTATTGCATAAAAATAGACAGCACCCATTCAAAGTGCTGTCTGTGTTAAAATACATATACATTCTTGTGTTTTTGGTTAAATTGCTCTTGACCGTATTGTCTTGCGGCAATTCCAATTTGGTCTGTTGTGATTCCAAACTCTTTTTCAAGGATTCCTTGCAGTAGCTGATTATTCTGTTTCAGAAGTGCAATTTCCTGTTGTGCCGTGGAATTGATGGCATCTTTGATTCCAGTGATTTCCACTCCACCGGCAACCGCTGTCTTGCCTCCTACTGTCCCGGCAATCTCCGGTACACCGTTCTCTCCCGCCATGAACATTGTGTAACGGCTTGGAACGTAACCGCCAGTTTCAAATCTAGGAATACTTATTTTAGGTATTTGTACTGGCTTGAAGCTTATTCCTATAGCTTCCGATATACCGCTAACCAAGCCAAAACCATCAATAAAAGCATTTATTCCATCAATAATCAGATTTACGCATCCTTCTGCTATGGATACAAGTCCATTAAACACTCCTTTGAAAATATCTTTTATTCCGTCCCATGCTTTTCTCCAGTTTCCAGTGAACACACCAGAAACAAAATTTATTAATCCTTTTAATGCTGTTCCAAGATTTTTGATAATATTTCCTATTGCATTAAATACAGTTTCAAAAGCAGGCTTTAAATCTTCCCACAAATGAGTGACTATGGGAGATAAAACATTATCCCATAAGAAGGTGAATACTTCTATTACTGGTTTCACTTGTTCTACCACAAAATTCATTTTATCGACTATCGCATCAAAAGCCGCTCCCAAAATACTTCCTAATGCATCTGCTAAAGGCACTACTACGTTTTGCCAAAGCACTGTAAGTATGTCTGCAACAATCTGAATCACAGGATTCAAAACATTTCCAAGGAATGTTCCAAGCGGAACAAGCACTCCATTCCAAAGATTTTCAAAAGCACTTTGCAATTTCGGAAGCACTTCTTCACCAACATATTTTAATGCCGGATTTAGCATATCCTGCCATATGCTTGTGAATGCAGTCTTCAAAAATTCTCCTATCGGAGTGAGAACATCCACAAGCCCTGTCCATGCACTCTGCAAATCCGGTATAACCGTTGTTGTTAAAAACTCCATTGCCGGAGTAAGATTTTCTGCAATAGCAGAAATTGATTCCTTGAAACTCTTTCTAACATCCTCGTTTGTTGCATATACAAGTGCAAGTCCTGCTACAACCGCTGTTATAGCCGCTGTTGCCGCTACTGCTCCTGCACTAATACCACCAAACAATCCGGTTGCTCCTGCCGCTGCGGCTCCCTCTGCTCCTGTTGCCGCTCCAGTTCCTAATAGATTTCCGAGAATTGTTTCTCCGATTTCTGCTCCTGCCTTACCACCCATTGACAAGACAATGGAATCTTTGATTGCTTTCCACAGTATATCTCCCAAGCCAGTAAATTTCAAAAGACCTATTGCTGTCAGAATCGTGGTTTCAATCGGTGCTGCATCAAAACTTCCTTTCCACAGGTCGATTGCCGCTGTAATTGCTTGTCCTATAAAATTTCCGACAGATGTAAATACGGAAGTCCAATCAATACCGGCAAGGAACTGTCCTATGTTTTGACCTATTTGGTACCAGTCTACAGATGCAATAGCATCGGACATCCAGTTAAATATCCCTGTTACAATGCCGGACAAATCTTGTCCTGCTTCAAAAAAATCACCATTGAACAAATCCTTGAACAACTTTTTCACAGGTTCAAGAAGTTTTTCTATCTTATCAGCCCAACCCATAGCCGTGTTCTGCATCTTATCAAATGCTTCTTGCCATACTTTCTCGTACTCGGCAGTAGCATCCATGATTTCTTTGGTAAGGTCAATTCCTGCTCCACCAGCACCACTTCCGGAACCACTGGATTTTGGTGTGGAAATAACTTTCAATTTATCAAATGCTCTGATTCCGCTTTGAGCATTTTTTGCGCTTGTTCCCACTTTATCCAGTGCATCTGCCGTATCTTCCAAATCCTCATTGTACCCGGATACACCTTGACCGAATGACGAAAAGTCAATCTTGATTCCCAGTAAATTTGCCACACTGACAAGCAGTCTCTTAATCGCAATTACTACACCGTTAATGACAGGAAGTACTTTCTGTAATACCGGAATAAATAACTGACCTAGAACCATGCCAGCTTCTTTCACATTATTTGTGAATTGTCGAATCATATTGCTGGGTGAATTGATTGTGTTAGCCAAGTCTCCCCATGATACTTTTGACTGGTCTAAGATTGCCAGTAGACGCAACTGCTGTTTCTCTGCCTGTGACATTTCTGATACAGCTTTTTCAATTCCGTATTTGTAAGCATAAGTCTGTAAAGTGGCATTTGTGATATCAATACCATACTTATACAATGCTCTTGACTGACCGATTAAACCGGACTGTAAATTAGTCGCAACCGTGCTAAAATCTACGTTGAACAGAGAAGAAATATCCCCGGCAAGCATTGTCATAGACTTTGAAATTGCTGTGGTGACTTCTCCGGTCTGTCCTAAAGAGTTGGTGATAGATGCAAGCTGTGAAGCGTACTGGGTAATCTCCTGTAAATTTAATCCCAGGTTCTTCATTCCGCTTTCAGAAATCAATCCACTGTCTACATCTACTTTCAGACCGGACATTTTTCCAAGCAGTTCATTTACACGGTTTCCGAAACTCTGCGCATAATCCTCTGCGTTGTCGTAACCGAATTTTTCATAATCCTTGCCCCATTCTTTGCCGACTTTGTTAAATGCTACCGTGTAGTAATTAAATGCTTCGATATAGTCCGTAGTTCCCTCTATGGACTTCCACAGACTTTTAATTCCACGGATCACAAGGAAATATGTTGCGTAGAATTTTCCGAAAGCCGCTGCAAGGCTGAATGTGCTTTTTGTGGCTCTTTTTGCGCTTGCCGTATAAGTGTTCAGATTTCTGCCCAAAGAGTTTGCAACCCGACCGGATGCCGCACCAGTAGATGCCAGTCCTGCCAGTGCATTTGTCATGCGTATAATGTTCTCACTGACATTCGGAGCGGTTGACAGAGTGGTGAATAACTGCTTCAAATTCTTTGCCAGTAAAGGAATGTTTGTAATTGCTCTTCCGGATGCTACACCGCCAAGTCTTGAAATCGAAGATGCTATGCTCGCAATATCCCCTACTCCATCTACTCTAGCTCCTGCCATATCAGCAGAAAAAGTCTTCAGTGCAGATGAAATTCTGCTTAATCCGCTTGTATCTATTTTTCCCATTCTGTTAATGGAATTTGTCAATGTGGAGATATTCTTAATACCGCTCGTATTCATGGAATTTGCGGCATTTGCGATACTCTGTATGCTGTTGGAAATACTTGTCAGTTTTGATGTATCAATAGACAAGCTTTTCTGAAAATTTGTAAGGCTATTTGCAAGTTTATTCAGTGCGTTACTTGCGCTAGTTGCATCCGCTTTTATTTTAATCTGCAAAGAATCAATATCTGCCATACCGCACCGCCTTTACACATAAAAAGAACGGTAAGCTGTGACACCTACCGTTCCTAAAATTATTTCTTAAGATATTCTCTCGTAACCGCACCGCACTTGTAATCAACCTTGATTCCGACTTTCTTTTGGAATACTCCGATTGCCGTTGCTGTGTCTTTACCTAAAATTCCGTCAATGTTGCTCTTTCCTTTTGCATTCACCGCAGATAAACAGCCATGATGAATGAGTGCGAATTGTAACCACCGCACATCATCACCTTTCATGCGAGGAACTGTTTTCTTCAACAGTCTTGTCGGTTCAGTGTAAGGGTTGCTGTACGCTTTCGTAGTGCCCTGTACAGCTTCTAATTCCTTGTACCATACATTCATGTCTACATTGCCTACAATACCGCCTACACGCCCTTTAGAAGTATACTGCCAGCCTACCATGTTCGGTACTTTCGGTTGATACTTCACATCACACTTTCCGTTATTCTTTCCGTACCGTGCAATCCACATGGGATAACTCACACCGCCATAAGGCTTAATGTATGTTTTGTAAAAGCTTTCCCCAGTGTATACACCGAATGGCAATCCTGCGTCTGTGATAACCTTGCCGTAAGCATTGATAATGGAAATAATATTTTTGCCAAGACCTTTCATAACGGCATCTTCAACATCAAGATATACTGTCACTTTTCTGCCATTAAGAATAGTAAGCACTCTTCTTGCATCAGATCGTGATTTTGCAACCGTTGTAATATATCCGTATTCATATACTCCGTGCACATGGACATTATGCTCTTTACAACCTTTCCAGTTCTCTTCAAACTTCTTGTCCGGGTTCAAATCCTTACGGATGACTTTTAGAATAGCAAAATCAATACCGTTCTGTTTTACCGCCCACCAGTTAATCGTCCCCTGGTATGAGGACACATCAATTCCTATTAAACTCATGTTTGTTTCTCCTTTTTGGGATGTGATAATTCAAAATTAGCCTGCATTGCCATAAGTCCTGCAAGGAACGCTTTCCTTTGCTTCTGAATTTCTTTTTCATTATTAGCAATGTCCGAACGTTCTATAATAGGCTTGTCAATATACTTCGATTGTGCTTTTCGACCGTTTAGGCAATGGTCTATTGCAAAGATTAATGCAGATATTCCGTAATTTCCCCAACGTTGCCATGAGTTCCTATCTTCTTCCTCTTTTTTTAGTTTATATCCTTTGTAGCACCACTCTAATTTTTTAGGATTCAGATGTTTGAACTCTTCTATCGAGATTCCCATGGAAAAAGCAAATGGAAAATATTCTTCCCATATTATTTTGTGCCAGTCGATTTCTTCTTGTGATCCTGTGGCATCTTCGTTACCTTGCTGTCCTCTTTCTCCATCTCTTCCTTGGTCTGCGTCATCATTTCCGTCAGACCCGACAGTTCGAAAAAACCGTCTTCTTTCATACAGTCTGTCAGTTCTCCATACAGCTTCACAAAAGAAAGACCGTTTGCTTTCATGTATTCTTTCATTAAAGCATTGGATTCATCCGGTGTAATACCTTCATGGTTTTCGATAAGACCTGCATAAAAAGCCGTTTTGCATACATGAGGAAATTCTGCAAGCATATATCCGCTACCATCTACAATTTCTTCTGGTGTGGGATTCTGTACATTTTTTGCTTTTTTAGCTACATAGCCACCGGAAAGCATAAGAAACATCTTTTGAATCAAATCCTTGCACTCCACAGCACCGAATCCAAACTCTAAAGTATATTCAACATCATTAACTAAAATCTTCTTCATAAAAACATATCCTTTCCCCAACATTTTGTTGGAAAGGAGCCGCCCGAAGACGGCTCTCTTTTGCTTAAATCAATGTTTCGTCTACCGCTTCATCAAAGTCAGCCACGGCAGTGTTATTTGTTTCTGACTGACTTGCTATTCCCCCGTTGTTAGTTCAACGGTAGCGTCCAAACCCTTGTATTCCTCAATGGTAAGATTCATTTCAATCGTCAGAAGTTCATTCTGTCCGATTTCAGGCTGTGGAATCTGTTCAGGCGGCTGTGCAACAACGAAGAAAGATTTCTCTTCTCCGGGAATAACGGTTTCAAACCACATTCTTTTACCGCCAGTAAGAGCCTTATAAGCTGTAATAAGTGCAGTCCATTCAGCCACTGTTTCTGATGTAAAGTTGACTGTGACTGCAAAAGAACCGCCAGTATCTGCACGACCTTTTACATATCTAGTGATTGCATCTTCCAGTGCGGAAGCATCAATCTGCTCCGGTTCAATGTTAATGCCACCGATAGCATTTATTCTTGTAAGTTGTTTAAAACTCGTAGGTTTTGTTCCGGCTGTTGTCTCTGTACCATATCCGAAAGTAATGCCTAAAGTAGAAATTCCGGCTGCTGCCATGATAAATACCTCCTTAATTTTGCATAAAAAAATAGAGCCGTTTGGCTCTAATAGTTACAATGTATCGTCAGCACCAACAATTCGTCTGAACCGTGCTGTGCTTCTGTATGTGTTCTGCGAAGTATTGCTAAACTCCGGCATGGAAGTTATCTGAAATCGCAAACGTTTGAAAAGTCCGGCAACCGTAGCCATGATAGCTTCAGCTTCTTCCTGGCTTTTGTTGGTTATCACATCCACCTGGTACGATGCTGTGATTCCATTAACAGACCGTCCTTCAAGGTCTTGTCCTGTCTCTGTGAACGGCATAGCATGAAAGTAAACTGTGGGAAATGTTGGTTCTGATAAGTCCTTGCTTTTGTCCGTTACATACGCTTTAGGATGACTCTGCGGTATTTTCATTTTCAAGTATGATGCAATCTTGACTTTAAAGTCTGATACCCATTGATATTCATTAACCGCCATTTCCAAACACCACCTTTGCTGTCTGTAATACAATTTCACGAATTTCTATTGCAGTCAGGTACATAAATGGTCTTGAAGGCATACCTTCGGTGAAATACCACTTGCCGTCATCTGCCGGATAAAACCAGCCGTATCTTCCGTCTGCAAGTTGACGTATGGTTTTCCCACTTGCATATTGCCATGTTACACCTTCCGGTAATTGATAAGGATATGGTGACTGCTTACCGACAATACCAGTACCAAACTCTACGAAAGCCGCATGGTCTGTACCGGCAACCACCGCCCAAACACCGCCACCCTTTACGGAGCCAACGTATTCCGCATTAATGCTTTGCAAAAGTTCCGACGTAAAGATAGCATCAAGGTCAGCAATCTGCACTCTAGCAATCTCTACACCCTTTTCTGCCAGTGTTTCAGCCAGTAGCCTACATTTATACTCTAAGCTATTTTCATAGTCTTTAAGAGCCTTTACAGCCGCTTGTATGGATTTTGGGTCAAACAGATTGATGTTGATTGTCTTTCCCATATCACTTCACCGTCTTTTGAAGCAAAAACAGGTCAACGGTAAGTCCTTCATCAGCTACACCTTTTACAACATAGTCCGCTGTCTTATCGTCAACCAGTCCATCACTATCTCGACCCACATCAGATTTCTTCCAAACAATGTCTCCTGCCTTAATCGGCAAATATCCCTTATCGGTCACAATCTGACAATAGGAACTGGAATCATCAATACCAAATTCCTTTACCAGTACTTCTGACAACTTGTTGCTGATATTGGCAGAAAAAGGAACAGGGTCAGAAAATCCGATAGCTTCTCTCAAAACTACCGGAATCTTTTCACCGTCAACCTCAATGTACTTGATGTTTCCATTTTCGTCACGGTCGTAGATTGTGACTTTCTCACCCTGTTTGGAATACTTCATTTTTTGCTTATTTGATTCAAGCATCTTTCTTTACCTGTTTGTAAATCTGATTTACCCCGGTGCTTGCCAAACCGGAAACAATGCCGACCGCAATAGCATTCAGTATATCATTTGCCGGAAAATCCGGAATAACATACATTCCTACTACTCCGAGAATACCACCGACAATGCCGACAACAACCGGGATGTAGTTATCCTTAATAACCGGAATCAGTTTCGCTCCAATACCGGCAAGATAGCAGATAACCACGATTGCTACGCAAGTTCCTACTTGTGAAAAATCCATTATTCTTTACCTCCATTCTTCAATCTGATTTCTTTGATTTCCTCGTACATTTTGGTAGCCATTCCATTTCCGCCTAACGCATGATACGCATTGTACATCTCCACAAAATTCTCATACGCATAACTGGGAATTTCTCCCAACTTCATGTACTTATCGTGATACTCAATAAGTTGAACACGCAAAAGAAGCATTGTTCCCTTACTGTTTGCATCCCTGTCCTTCTTTTGTTGTTTAAGGAGCCAGACAATATATCCTAATAAAATAGGCAATACAATAGTGTATGTCTGTAATAAAAAATCTTTCATTTCATATCTCCTGTTACTTATTGTTGGCACACCGCCCACCACCCTTAAAGTGTGCCGCCTGCAACGATTTTGTTATTTTCAACAAAATGGTCACGCACAATCTTCTTTTACAGCACTTTGGCAAATGGGAATACACCTACAAACAGACTGTCACGGTCTCTCCATGTTCTCGACACACCGTTTTCAGAGTAATTTGACATGAAATTTTCTCCAGCCTGTGAATGGTCATACACAACCACGTTCACAATCACGCTCTCAAACCGATTCAAGTCCTCTGCAATCTTTTGTTCCGTGTAGCTGTCCGGGTACATTCTCTTTGCCACAATGTCAGCTTTCGCTTGACTGATAAGTTGCTCAATCAGAGGGTTATCTTCAAGGTCATCAAACACGACCTCGGAGCTTTCAGAATCAATATGAAATTGTTTCAGACGAATTTTTACTTGCTCCAAAGTCGTATATTCTGCCATGTGCTACCTCTTATTCATCCTTTGCAGTTACCGTAGTAATACCTGCCTTTACTGCTCTGTAATTAGGATCGCATTCGATAATCATAATTTCTTTTCCTGTCTGTGCTTCGATCTCGGAAGTTCCGTCCCAGGTTGCGTAAGTCTTGACGTTTCCAAGATAAGGAGGAAGTTTGCAATCATCCGCTACCTTGTACTTGTAAGAATTATTAGAGCCCTTAGAAGGACTTACGGTAATTTTGGTGAAACCAGTGTCAGAAGAACTTGCTGCACTGTTTACAACCAGAGTATCAAGTCCAGCTTCTCCCTCTGTCAGTGTACCGATTACGATTCCATAAGGGTTAGGAATTACAGGAATAAACACGCCACTAGCCTTAGTCCACTCAGCAACCGGATCAGGAGTTGCCCACTGGGAAATAGTAATGAATTGCTTTTTGGACAGGCTTGTAAATGCACTTGCTTTTTCTTCTTCCGGAGTTACGCCCCAAAGTCCAGTACCAATCTTTCCGTTTCCAGTAGATACATAAAGAGTAAATACATTATCCGGTAAAAATCTCTTAGGAGTTCTTGTGGTATTTTCCTTGTTGGCAATTCCGTACATATCATCATCAATTACCATGTTCAGACCATACAGGCTAAGTAACAGATTTGACACTTCTGCCGGAGTAATTGCCATTCCAACGAAATTAACTCCCTTAATAGCTTTCATGATTCCTTCATTCTTAAGCATATAAGAGCGCATTTTGGTGGAAGTCAGTGCAGTATTGACAACATATCCTTTGTCAAGAGCCATCTGAACCATGTCTGCAATATCTCCAAGGATATCATGGGTAGGATCTTCCCAGCCTTTCAGTGCCTTGAACTTATTTACTTTGAAGTCAATAGCAAAATTGAGACCATTTTCGTTAATGGTCATCTTACCAGTAGACATAACCTCCATTTTTGCGATTTCAGTTCTTGTCTTAACGGAATCAGACAGCCGACCCATATCGTCATATACATAGTCAATCAGATTGCTTTCTCTTACGCCATGATTCAGTAACTGGCGTAATCTTTCAGACTGGTTGATTTTTTCCTTGATCAGCAGCTTTTCTACGCTTACTTTTTCAAATCCAGGTCTTACACCAATAGCAGCTTCGGTATCAAATGCGTGTACCATTGCTGCGGTGGGAAGGTCCATTCCTTCGGAAAGTCTTTCGTACTCTGCTTCAAGGTTTTCGGTCTTGATATCAGGGAAAAGACGGTCACCTACATAATTTCTTGCGATAGAATAATTTTGGGAAAAATCCAATCTATCCTTGTCTGTAATCATTGTTAATACACTAGGCATACTGTTCTTACCTCCGTAATTTAATCAAAGTAAATGCCGCTTGCTTTAAGTGCGGTTTCGGCATTGGTATCTACTGCAACAGGCAAATTTGCCTTAATAACACGGCCCGCAATAATTACAGAAATAGGCTTCTTTTCGTCATCTGTAATATCAACATCTTCAAAGACAATTCCCTTTGCAGAAGCGTTATTTGTTGGAACCACAGTTCCTGCCTTGATAATCTTCTTATCATCTACCTGTGTTGCCATTGCTTGTGTTCCCTCAAAAGTTTTTAACACAAGTCCGACTTCACTTGCTAAAATGTTTACACCAGAAGTGTAAGTAGTGGTTTTCATGTAAGCCATAACGTTTATACCTCCTTGCTTACTGTTCGATTACATAGCGCTGATTATATTTCTTTGCCATTTCAGCACCTTTACTTTCAGTTCCACCATTGCCGCCAGCACTACCACCGCCCGGATTTGTGGTTCCGTTTGCGATTTCCTGCTCTTTAGCCTGTGCCGCAGCGGTTTCTTTATCAGAGATAATTTTTCCGAGAACCTCAAAATCAAAACTGCCATCATCTTTAACAACCTGCGCTGCCTGTTCAGCAGTGATTTTGAATTTATCAGCCGCACTTGTACGTTGGGTTGCTAAAGTCTGTGCTTTTTCCAACTCTGCGATACGGTTGTTAGCTGTCTCCAAAGCCTTATTTGCTTTCTCAATCTCCGTAAGGTTTCCTGCTTCCATTTCGTCAATCTTACTCTGCAATTCATCAGCCTTATCAGCTTTAGCCTTGTATTCAGCCGCCTTATCTTTTTCTTTCTTCGTTTCCCCATTCACTTGATTCAGATAATTGCTAATCTGTTCATCAGTAGGTTCTGAAACTCCGATTGCAATAAGATTTTGTTTTGCCTGTTCTCTTGTCATAACTTATCTCCTGTTCACTACGCTTATTAACGTGGGTTGCTCCACTTGTGATTTCTCCTATTTCACGCATAGGTGCATTTTTATAAAATAAAAACAGCTACCTATTTCTAGGAAACTGTCTTATTTTGCATTTGTTTTACAATTTCCTGTGCTTTTGCTAACTGCTCTTCAATATTGATAATGTCAGCAGTTTTCCACAGAGCATCAAGATAAGGTTTTGAAAGGTTGAAAGTCTTTTCGCAATCTCCCCAAAGTCCAACAGTTTTGATTGCGATAAGAGGATGAATACCGCACTGCAAAAGCTGCAGCAATGTCTGTGACTTGGTATACATATTGTCTTGTGGACTGTGGTTAATCTGCACATCAAAATCTCTAAGAGTGATTTTCAGATCCTCTTTCTTAATGCGGATAACATTCAGCGCAACCTTGGCCAATCTCTTCTCTGCTGTCTTAACAACCGGATCTTTAAGCCTTGCTCTTGATTTTGAGAAATCCCATCCGTTCCTCAGCTCGACCGCACCCTGCGTATCACCGCCAGTGTTTCCTTGCTTGTTCGGTATTCCCAAAATTGAAAGTGCACTGTCTGTTAAATCATCCTTGGAAACCTGTGTCTGCGTTTGGTCAAGCTCCTGAGACATGACATCCACATCAGACTTATTGTCTTTATTGATGGACTTTACAACCAACGCATGGTTCATTTTCATTTTTTTGAACTGTTCTTCATCAACTTCACAGTTTACAAATTTGTACCATGCCTGGATAAACTGCTCTATGCCGTCCATTCTATTAGACTGCGTATTATTTATTGCATCCAGCAGGTCTATAACAAGTTCAATATCAGATAAACGTTCATGGTTGTTTGGAAATTCCACAATAGGAATGCCGCCAAAACCATGTAACTTCCATGAATCAGCAATAATGGAACTGTTCTTTACTTTGCATTCATGCGTTTCTGTGTAGCAAAGTTTATACCATTCTCCGTTTTCGTCCTTTAATTCTTGGACTGCTAAAATCGGTTCTTCGGAACTACGGTTGTAAATGACAAACGTGTTCAGAGGATTAGGTGCAACCACACGGATAGGCACATCTCCATTCACAATCTGAATAGCTTTGAATGATGTTCCGGTTGCCGACTGCCACTCACCAGCTTTTATGTCTTTCTCATGCTTATTTGCATCAGCTAAGTAATCATTCAGTTCATCTACTGCCTTATTTACAGCTTCATCATCTTTTCTGCTTACAAACTGAATAGGTTCTCCGTAAGTCTGACCAACTTTGAATTGCACCCACTCATACGCATGGTTCTCAACAATTTTGTTTGTTATATCCTCATTTGACAGCTTTGTTCGGTATAGTACAGGCTGGTCACCTTTGTAGTACTCCCACAAGTACTTGATAACTGACTTATTGTAATTAAAAACACCGATGCAATCACCAATAACCTTTACAATGTTGTCTTCGGTTATCTGCTCCACATCCGTATATGCAATTTTTCTACCGTGACAACCCTTTACAAGGTCTTGAAATTTCATAGTGTTCATATTTTCACCTACAAAAATGTTATTCCGCTGCTCTGATCTCTCTGTGGAAGTTTCTTGATCTCACGTTCTCCGGTCTCCGTATGATAAACAACCATCTTATCGCAATTCCTGCACTTATATGTCTTGTCGATATGCGATTTTGCACTACATTCACCGACCAACCGTCCGCATCCCGGACAGTACACTCTAATTTTTTGGTTAAAAATCATAAATACCTCTTTTCTTCGCACAAAAATACCGCCCACATAACGTAGACGGTATTCCCGGCTGTTTGCCTTTTAGGAGGATTAGAAAGCATCTTAAATATTTTCGTCAGTTTAACATTACCATTTTTTATATATGACATTCAATGACATTGTTCATTCAAATACCCTTCTCCGTATTTCTTTTCAAACTGTTTCAATGCAGTTCCGTGAAGTCTGACAACTTGTCTCCATGAATATTTCATTTCTGTTGCAATCACTTCAAAAGTTTTCTTTTCGATGTACCTTGCGAACAGAATATTGTATGTGTTTTCATCTTCCATGCTGTCTATCTGCTGTATAATTTTCTCTTTTTTATCGACAAGTTCATCAACCATGCCATCTATTTTCCGTTCCATTTCATCAATTTTGGCATATTTTGTGCCGATTTTGTCAAAGTTCGGTGTAGTCTGCACTCTTTCACCACTTTGCGGAGCGGATATGCTTGCCACCATATCTTTAAGCTGTGCAATTTCCGTGAGTTTATTATTTATCATTCGATTAAGGCGGCTTATCTGCCCTAAATATTCTTTTGTTGTCATCTAATACCTCCTACTCATTGAAAAAGGATTGCTGATTGCTTCTGCGGTTGCCATAGTTCCTGCTCTCATCTCATTTTCAAACAATGCAATGCTGTCAGGTGCATCATCGTGTTTTACTTTTCCGCTACGGGTCATAGTGGTTAATTCCTTCATGAATTTGTAGTACTGGCTCTGCCTGTCCATTTTCTTGAAATCACGAAAATAGTAATCACGAATTACATTATCCCTTGCATTTTCCATTCTCGTAATTTTGTTAGAACAGTTAAACTTAAACCTTGCGCTACATCTTCCTCCCTGCGACTTTACAATGTCCATAACATCACGGCCAAAATATTCCCCGGCACTGTTGCTCTCAAAAGTGACTGTTTTAACGTTGTGCTTAATAATCATATTTGCGCATTCAGGCTTTGTGAACTGTGTTCCTGCATTATCAAATACTACATCAACGATATATACCTCGTTACCGTACACATATCCGACTGGCATAGAGCAGCTATCTTCTCCCTTGTCGGCACTATCGCAAGCCGCCATAATTGCATCCGGCTCTCTGTCAACTGGAAGTTCCTCAAAATAATTTAACTCACTTTCAGAGAACATTCTTCCCTTTGCTTCGTATGGTTCTTGTTGGAACTCTGCCGCCCAGGTTTCTTCGGAAACAAGTTTTCTTTCTTTCCGGTAATAGTCCGTAGTGAATATTTTTCTAAAACCTTTTTTGTCCTTTCGGTAAATTTCCCAGTTACTTTCATCCGTGACCGGATCAAGTGCCGGAATCGCAACTTCTCTCCATTTCCATCCAAGTTCATCAGCCTTATTCTGTAACGCTGTAATAGGGTCATACAGGCTGTATTTTGTTCCCTGGATAATAATGGGTGTACCCTCTAATCTACGTCCTAAAACGTCATCTGTGACCTTTTCACACAGGAACTCTAGCCTGTCTCTGTTTCTTGCTTCCTCATGGTTCTTTACGCAGTCATCAATATAAACAAGCACATTTGCTTCCGTACAACCTACGATTGCACCATCAATAGGTCGGCAAGTAAATGTTGGAAAAATATTTTTGCTTTTAAGGTCTATTGATAGATTTTCTGCGCTTTTGTATCCATCTTTGCTGATTTTTGTTGCTTCAGGAAAAACACTTAAAAACCGCTGATATGTGCTTTCTGTCTCAAAGCCTTGCAAAAGACCACCGTAGAATCTCTTTACCAGTCCTTCACCTTTTCCAACACCGAAAATGCTTCCGTCCGGGTCTCTTCCACCCATCATCTGTGCCAGTTTTAGTCCTCCGGTTGTTTTCCCGGTACGTTTTGGCTGAGAAACTGATAGAAAATCCAGTTTTCCATCATATATTTCTTGATATGCTCCGACTACTGGTTTCAAAACGTTTCTTCTTGGAAAATAAAATCTTCTCCACGGGTCTTTTTCATCAACTTCAATGTAATAAAAAAAGCTGTCAACTAGATATGCTGATTCATACATTAAAACATTGTAAAATTGATCTAAAATTTTATATGATGTATCATTATCCCCTGCGTATACTTCCAAATCAGCAACTCTTCCGCCTGTCTTTTCTCTGACATATTTTGCAATGAGTGACTTTGTTTTTGCTGATTGCTGCAATCCGTACTTGACATCATTTTCTGACCGAAATGCAACCGATAATGCCTGTATGTACGCATCAATGACCTGTTCATCAATTCCCTTGCGCTGTATGTAATTGTCATAGCTGTTTACTGCCGATATAAGGCTCTGACTCGCCAAAAGAAAAGCACCTCCGCTTGTGGCAGAAGTGCCTTATAGGATTCTGCCTATAATTTTTCTAGGTTAGCGACTAACTCCGTTTGTTAGCCGGTGATTTTGTTTATTCTAATTCGTCTGCATGTCTTGTCATTTCAATCTGTGTTCCATTTTCATCTCTTGTACAGACAGTTACATATTTGTTAAGTCCACTTATCATATCCCCAAGCCTTATTTCAGTCTTATCATCATTAAAGTTATAACACTTACGCATTTCTTCAATGCAATTATTCATTTCCGTTATTTTCATTCTTCATAAACCTCACAAAATCTTTCCGGCACTTAGGGCATAAGTCAATTTCTGCTTCTTCTGTGTACAAAATAATTCCAAAATTGTCAAGCAAACTATCAATATGATAACCTTTTTGTATTTTTGACTTAATTTTCGCTTTCCCTTTTCTGATAAGTGTATTCTTTATTTCTACTCCACACCTATCGCAAGTGTGCCATTCTTTCTGATGTTTCATTAGTTACCCCTCTTTGTATGGATTGAAGAAGTCCTCATCTTTTTCAATTCCAAGATGCTTTTTCAATGCAAAATTTGTTATCATTTCCCGATTAAACGAATTACTGACAATATAATTTGCAAGTTCTCCATCTTTCCATCCGTCCGTACTTGTCATATAATCATAAATCTGCTTATATTCTCCGGTCAGCTTGTCAAATTCAAACCAGCCTAAGTCAAGCGTCACTCCATAATTATAAAATCCCTTGTCATACCACTTTCTGACATAATACATTAACTGCTTGTACGAAAATCCAAGCCTTTCAAAAATATTACCAATAGTTCTTATGCTCAATTCCCGATCACTAGAATGTAATTTTCTTTTCTGCTCATTCACGCAAGCTCTGAAAAATATTTCTTCTAATGGCTTCATTCCTCCACCAACCTTTCAAACCAAACCTAACATATACAGAATTTTATGTTCAGATATTTCCTCTGCACCCTCTCTTGTGTGTATAAGAATTTCTTTAACTTTTTCATTTTCCATATCGCTGTATTTTTCTTTGTCATAAGCTTCTGAAAAACAATAATATTTGCAATATCCATATCCTGTCCCAAGTCTATTGCCGTAAATACTTTTCCCGACAATATCGTAATAATTTGGTACTCTTAAAATATCGTGTTTTTCATCTAAGGTGCATTCCTTTTGTTCTGCTTCCAATTTTGATTGAAGATATTTCAGAAAACTTCGTATATCCTGTTCTGATTTAGAAATATATAAAATAGTTTTTTCGTTCATTCCTCCACCAACTTTCTGCCACACATCGGACAAAATGTAATATCAAAGTATCCAGCAGCTCTATTCCTTTTATAAATTACAATTCCGGGAATTTAATCATCTCTATTTCTCATGATTCCTGCACTTGTTAAATCTGTTTCGTGTCCACATTTTTTTACTTCAAATTCTTTTCCAAAAATTATATGTTTGTTGTTTTTATACATACAAAATTCACACATGTTCACACCTCGTATCCTGCTTTACGGCACTGCTCCTTTATTGGTTCCGGCAACTCAATACCATTTTCTTTTACGTATCGAATCATTTCCTCTAATTTATCATTGCTGATTTTTTCTATAATTTCAGAATCTTTCAGTCCTGATTCTCGCAATTTTAATATATCGTTCCATTTTGAACCATTTATCTTACAACAGTAGTCACGATTATATAAAACGTGACTATGTTTATCAAACATATTTGTACAGTCAAAAGCAGTACCAGATAAGCTTGAACAAAAATGGGCGTTTTGGCAGATATCACATTCCGTATCTTTTTCAACGTACTTCCTCGGTTTATATTTCTTAAAATCTTTACATTCAAAATCTAAATCCGTATCATTACCTTTTGTACACTCATAAATGGGATATTCGTCCCCTGTTTCTTCATCAAAAGAATAATCGACAGAACAGTATTTGCAAGCAGAGCAGTCTCTAAACATCCTCATATCCTCCGTAACCCATGCAGACGGAATCGAACCGCCGACACACAACCTATGCGGTTGCTGTTCTACCACTGAAACTATACATGGGAATCGCACCGTAAAACCTTTTATGGCTTGCGCTTGCCATAACCAAATGCGCACCGCCTACTTGTCACTGACTATCCACAATCTCACAGTCTTGTTTGTTCTCTACTTCATAGGCTTGGTTTTCGCTAAACGTATGTGGCTTACGTTTTAGCTAAGGAATAGTTGCCGTGGGAGTTGAACCCACCCGACCCAAACAAGGTACGACTGCTTTTGAATCTGCAAATTCTACTCGCAGAAGTGTTTTTCGTTAACCGATAATGAGCAACTACTATCCATACATCTCCCATCGACCTGAACTATTGCAGTAGTGCCAGACTAAGTGGAGATAAAGATAAAGTTGGGATGATGGGACTTGAACCCACAGCCTATGCCTTAGAAGGACACTGCTCTTTCCATTTGCGCTACATCCCAATGATCGGTACTAGATTCGAACTCGCGTTACCACCGTGAAAGGGTGGTGTCTTACCACTCGACTAACCGATCATGTGCGTTTCCATAAGCTGTATGCCTACATTTAAGGCGCTGACACAACGCAACACTTATGGCTATTTTTATTTTCGCAGGGCATCCGCCAGTTACCTGCTAGTCGGTTGCGATCCGACATCGTGGGGAAAGAAGGAGTCGAACCTTCGGTGTTTCTAATGTCACGGTTTTACAGACCGCTGCAATCGCCACTATGCATATTTCCCCAAAACCTGTGCCGTATAACCACAGCCTAACTTCTGGCACACCTATCTGCTACCTACCGATTATTGCAATCACGGTATCGTCTTATAGACGCAGATAAAGTTTTCACCGCTATATGGTTGCAAAGCTTCAAGCGGTTACGTGAAAAACCCTCACGAGCCTTGCGACGGCTCTTAACAGCATTCCGCTATGAGGTGAAAGGAGTGTCTCCAATGGAAAAGTATGGAAGACAATTCGCAGATGGCAAAGACCGAAAGAAGAAAACATCTGCGAAACAGGACTACCAGGATTCGGACCTGGGATGCAGCAGTCAAAGTGCTGTGCCTTACCGCTTGGCGATAGCCCTAAACTCCGGGAGAGAGACCATCTGCTCCCGGATTATTTTCGTGAAACACCCTATATTGCTTAATTGTCACGCCTGCGCACGGTACTCTGTAAAACTTTGTGTTGTCGAACGCATTATTTCATTTTTCATTTCCCACACACAGGCTGCATACACTCTTGATGCCTTGATTTCTCGGACACATATCCAATGCCAACACAACACCGGATATTCGGCAATAACAATGGCTTTATGAATTTAACCCATTCAACAATGTGATATGGGATAATTCGCATAATCTCCGGCAACCACATATTATACCCACATAAAAGTTATTCCAAATGCAATGAACATTGCAATTGCGAAGAAAATTATTCCGTCTGATGCCGTTTTCTGCTTCGGAGCATACCACAAAGCAGATATTCCAAAAACTGCAAAAACTAATGTTGTCATTATCTTTAAGATCATGAATCCAAGCATTTTTTCTTCGTCCTTCCTTCAATTTCATCAATCATTGCCATTACCAGTGCTTTGGCAAACTGGCTGTTGTTGTGCATTTTAATCAGCAGATTGCCTTGCCGGATAAGATACGACCAGTCATCATCCGTTTTCGGATTAGCGCACTCTTTATGTATTTTCCAAACCTCTGTGTAAATCTCTTTAATCTCAGGTGGCAATTCGCATTTCTCCTTAACCGACAAATCATCTTTAGGCTCCTTATCAAGTCTGCTCTTTTGGTGCTTCATCTGGCAGCTAACCATTTCTGTAACGTTCTCACGGTCTCTCTTAATCCCATGACCTTGCAGAAACAATTCGCATTGCAGGACTTCACCGCACTTTGAGCATTCGTCTTTAATCTCTTTTCCGTAGATCTGCATAATTTATTCACTCACATATGACCTAAATCCGGCATTTTATCTGTTTTCGATTTAACTGAAAATGATCCAGTCTTTAACGGTGGAATTGCTGCAACTTTACTTAAATCCTCTTTCTTAGAAATTTTTTCACCGTTGTCTGTTTCAGATTTATGTTTGCAAAGCGGTATAGCAATTTCAATATTTGGCGGTATTTTCCAATTTTTTTCAATATTCTCAATGCTTCTTTCTAAGTTTTCAAAAGATTTCTTTAGCTTTTCTTTGTCTGATTCAACCAGTTCCAGATACTTGTCCAAGTACCACTTAGCTTTCCGAACATCCTCTACACCGTTTTTATTCTCATGCCGGTAAAGATATTTAAGAGCATTGCAGATGCAGAAGTTCTTCACAGCTTCAATTCCCTGTGTCTCAATCATCACATCTATGTACTCATATTTTCCTGTCTCATAATGACTGGGGTGATTTACGTTATCTGGCATCTAGGTCTCCTTTCTGGATAAAGGCTTTTTTATTTTTGAGGAAATTTGAGGGACTAAGTAGGGGCTGTTCGCTGATCCTGTCAGACCCCCTCCCCGGTCTATTTCAACTATGCGTTAAACACGTCTTTATGGAATAGTTTATTGTCACATCTTTAACTATCCAATGTTTTCGCATGTTTCCGCTGTTGTTGCTACTCATTCGCATTTATGTTTTCCTCTCCATCCGTGTCGGAATCGGTCAACATTGATGTATTTTGTCCATTTGCAACGCCTAACTGTGGCAGATCCGAAGCGGTTAAGGCTTGCTTGTGGTTCTGCTGCTCTCTCGATACTCCCGGAAGATTCCACCCGTAGTGACGATTTAGAATTGCCAGGATCCCGACAGGGTTACGCTTTGCCGTGGCTAATTTTGCGCTTAAAGACTCCTCGCGGAAATCTGAAATCTTTTTGCCGATGTCAGAACTTAATGGACTTGATTTAGTTCCCGCATCCCTCCAAGTAGCTATAGTATATCTGTCTATACCTGTTAATAAACTAAATCCTATAGCTGATACCTCTTTGTCATACATCATACACATATATATATAATAATCACATATACGGTTAACTAACTCATAATCATAAGCATTATAATTACTATAACCACCTAAAAACCCGTCTATGTTATGCATTTCTTTAGACTTAAGACAATCCGGATCATTAAATGCATGTCGTTTGATATATATAAGAGCAGCATTCCAAACACTTTGAGATTCTTTCCTAATATCCTCGATTTTCTGATCCTTGCAGAACTGGGAAAGATATAGCTCCATGTCATTCTCATATACTTGGGATGTTTCTGTATTTTCGACTTTTTCCATGATCTGCACCTCCTTAAAATCTGCATAAAAAAATCACTAGGCATCACTCAATAAACCTATGTTTTTTGATCTCCTCCACAAATCAGGTAAAAAACATAAATTTACAAAAGTGACAAGCTAGTGACTTCTTGTCGTTTCCGGTCTGTCGGCTCCGGTGGTCTTGGTTACAATCTGGGCGGCTGCATATCCAGAGGGGGGTTGGATTTGCACCGCTGTCACTCGCACCGTGTTAGCGTCGGCTCCCTAACTGCTTTTATAATACCATAAGTGCTATTTATAAATCTACAACAACCTTTTACGCATTTGACGATTTGTTATTGTGGTATGTCTGCCGCTGATACTGAGCAAATAAAAATCATGCGATTAAAAAATATCATCCGTGTAAATTTGACAAATGGGATTTTTTAACAGACAGACAGGTAATTTTTGCAGATGGGTACATGGTGGCAGATGGTTGGCTCTAGTATTTATATATACTTGGTTATACAATGTCTTTCTGCACTTATTTATTTTTATTTTATCTAACCTTTATTTTATCTAATCTCCTTTTATTTAATCTGCGTCTACAAAATGTCTACAATTTGTCTACAAAATTTAGCACGTTAAAATGTTGCAGTGAAAATAGATCAAGAAAAGCAGGCTGTTACACCTGCTTAATTCTTGTTTATGCTGTTGCTCTTTCTGTTCTTCTGATCCGTTCCGCTCTTGCTGTGATCCGATCAATTAGTGCCCTGTCACCGTATGCGGTCTTGTTGGCCAATAACTCCGGATCTGTCATGCTCTCCAGTGCTTGGAGCGTTTCCGCTTGCACTGTCTCCAGTGCTTGGAGTTCTGCCCTGTTAAATTCTTTTAAAGCCGGCTTTTCCGTATGCTCCAGTTGCTCCCGGTAATACCGGAAGAACTGCCGGACATTTGACCGGATCCGGGCGGCTTTCTTTGCTGTGATCTGCTCTGGTGTTCCTTTCATGCTTTCTGCTCCTTTTCTCTTTGTATTCGTTCCATACCTTGCTTGTAAATTTCTTCTGCTTCTTTCCTCTTGCGTTCTACCCATTCAACATTACTTTCGTCTGGCCGCTGTCCGGGTAAGCCCGCCCATTTTGGAGGATGTTTAACGACTGGTGCAACTTCTCCGTGCTCTCTAGCGGCTCTTTCTGCCGCTGTTTTGGCTTGTAAAGCGTGTAACCGTTCATTTGCCTGCATGAGTGCGATTTTCTCGTCTATGGGGCTTTTAGAGCCTGTCACGGGTGCTTCTTTCGGTTGTCCTGTCACTGCCTGCGGCTGTACTGGTTGCAATGCTGCAATCACGGCACCTATAACAAACTGGTTGACGCTTTCACCGTTCTTTTCTGCTTGCGCTTTGATCTGCGGTTCTAGGTCTTTCGGGAATCTAATCATTTGGTTAAATGTTTCCGCCATTTTAGCACCTCCTTTTCTTGTGATATCATTTATGTGATATCATTAGTTTTTTTGTGATATCATTTGTGTGATATCATGACATCATTAGTGTGATATCACTTGTTTGATATCGTGATATCACTATAGCATTTTGTGCCTTATATGTCAATATGTTTTTGTGCCTTATTTTAATATTTTTTCGTCATGCTCCAGTTTTTCCGCAACAGCTAATTTTATAAAATCATTTACACTCTTATAACCTAATTTATTGATGCGGTCTTTTGTGCCAGTTGCAAAACGGCAATTCACCCGTTCAAATTTGTTGTCGTATTTGTAAATTGCTTTTCTTGTTGCATCTGTAGTTTTTCGCTCCATTGTTTGCACCTCCTTATATAAATGTATCTTTATTATATTTGTTTGTGCCTTATATGTCAATATTATTTTTTATCTACTATAATATAATCATGTTTTTTGTGCCTTATATATTTTGCACAACAAAAGAGCTTATTTTGTGCCTTATATTTGTATATTATTGCATCTTGCTTTTGTGCCTTATATCTGTTATAGTTATCTCAACAAATAAATAAAGCCGGTGACCACCTACCAAGCGAACACCGGCACCCAAAAAGAAAGGCACTCAAATTATAACACGGGTGAAAAGGTAAAAGCAATATGAGAAAGAATGAATTATTAGAAGCAATTGACAACATCAAGGCAAGAAGCGCATGGAATAAAGGTGTAAAGATCTATGCTTATGAGCTTGTAGAAGCTTTGGAAGTTGAAGAGATCCCGCAGGACAAAACAGACTTAAAAAGCCTTTTACTTAATGGTGCCGCTGACTGGAAACAGTACAGTTGGGGCGGCTGCTCTCTGATTTATGATTGTGAAATTGCTGAACGTCTCTGTTGTCCGTCTGAGTTAAAAAAGGTTTGTGGCGGAGAGAACAAACCAAACAGATCGGAGGAATGGTTAGACACACAGGCAAGAGCATTAAGCCATTCTTTTGATATAATTTATCATATTGTTAAATTTAGCAAGTAAGACAGGCTTACAACCGGGATCAAGTCCCGGTCTTGCTTTTACCCGGAAACGGGAAAAATTGAAAATATGGAGGTATTACGCCATGAGCGAAAACGAACGCAGAAAAGAAGAACTAATAAGACGACTGGACAACCTCGAAGCCTGCAAAGATAACCCGGTATACCTTGCAGAGATCAAGAAAGTACGCAAAGAGCTTGCAGATATAAATTGCGAACAATAGCCGCCGCAGAGGATGCCCGCCGGATCACTACCGGCGGCGGTTTTATGGGTGGAATATGCCCAAAAATTAAAAATAGGAGGTTGCCAAGATGAAAGAAAAGAACCTTGAAAGACTTTACAAGCTGTTAGAGCGTGCGGAGCGAGAGAAAGACACGGAGACAGCCGCCGCCATTCGGTGGGCAATTTTTGAACTTGAAAACAGATAAAAGACGGCTTGCAACCGTCTTTTTGACGTGTCCTTCCGTTTGGCGGTCTGTTTTCGTTGCTCTTCTGCCGGATCCGGTCGGATTATGTGCACAGGTATATTGACGGCTTGCGATGGCTTGGTGTACAATCAAATATTACAAGGGGGATTTTGCCAAAATGCGAAAATTGGGAATAGGTCATGTATATGACATCATGGATAGTGTTTTAGATGCTGGAAAACGGTTGGAAGTCGTTTTAAATGTGGAATCTACCAGGGGTGGTCTGTCTCCGGAATCTGCGGAGCTGCTACGGTCTGCGCACGATGCTATTCTTTCGGCTGTCGGAGACCTTGCGAAAGCTGTGACACGGTGACCGGATGCACCACAGGAGCTTACAAGCGTTTCATGCCTTGAATCGGCATAAAAAAATTAGTGAAAAATCTCTGAAAACGGATTTTTCAGCTTGAAAAGTGCTACCCCGGGGGGTATTTTGAAAAAGGCATTATATTTTGACGAAAAAATTTTCTTTTAAAAACCTCTGAAAACGAGATTTTCTGTTGAAAATGCAGGCCTACGGGGGTATCGAAAAATTTGACCCGAAAATTTTCTTCACATTCGTGACATATTTCCTATCATGTGCTACAATTTTATAAAAAACGAAAGGGGATTTTTATATGAAATGCTACAAATGTGGTTCAGAAATGAGAGTTGTTCCGGAACAGGTGGCTACTGATGAGAAAGGTCTTCCTGTGTATCACAGAATAGGTTATTGTGATTCTTGCATGGCTAAATTTGACATTGATATTGTGGAACAACAAAATAAGAAAAAGAAAAAGCAAAGCATATTAAGTATACTATCTGTTGTGTTCACTCTTCTTGGTCTTACAATTCCAGTAGCAATTATTTTAGCCATTATTGATATTGTTAAAGGCGATAAAAATAACAAAAATCACAGCGGTTCATGGTTTTCAATTATTTTTTCTGTAATTGTAATTCTTGTTTATTTTTTAGGTGGTCAAAATGTGGAAAACCAAAATGTTTCAAATAATGTAAGTATAGAGTCTTTGACAGAAGCAGAAAGTAAAACTATGGAAGTACCAAATGAATCAGTCGAAAACTATCTTGATTATCAAGGAGAAAATACAAATCAAGAAACAGATTCTAAAATAGAGTCTACGGCTACTCAATCAGAAAGTAATGTAATGGAAAATGAAAATTATGTAGAATATGAGCAGGAAGATGATTTATCAGAAGAGGAATATAAAAAATCATGTGTTGAATTATTCTATGATGATATATTTTTCTCCCAAGATGATTTAGAGGGAAAAGATGTAAAACTAAATCTTTTTGTGTCAGAACTTTATGAATTAAGAGCAAAAGATATGTATTATGATTATATTCAAGAAATGTTTGGAGAATATAATTTACAGCGGAATTTTTTAAAATGCTGTGTTTTGAGGGAAGGTACTGAAAGCTATATGGGGGAACAAATCAATGTACTGTTTTCTAATGATTATGGATTAAACGCAACCGATTATTCCGGTGGTGAAAAAATAACTGTATATGGAAAAATAATAGGATACAGTACGAATTCATGGAGAGGTTACAACAAATGTGAATTTATGCCATTATATATAGAGTAATTTTTAGAGCATCCGCAAGGGTGCTCTTATTTTAAGCAAAAAAAGAATGCCCTCCACGACAAGGACACTCTTTTTTTAAAAATACATGTTTAATGCGCTTTTGCTGAAAAGTATTGCTACTGTTCAGCTGGTTTAAATTATAACCTGAACAATTATAATTATAGCATTTGTAAAAGCACTACGCAAGCATTCTCATGTAATTTTTGATAATTTCATCAGCCAGTGTAAACACATTTCTTCCATAAGTGGCTAGGAAGTCTGCAACAATCTCTTCTACCTCAATCGGCATGGTAAGGTTGTATGAAAATGCAAACGCATGGCACAACTCATGGCAGAGAACACGGTCAAAGAATGAGCCATTGATTCTGTTGGAAATATAAATGCACTGCGTATTTCTGTCTGTCATTCCAAACGTGTATGTGTTATCAGAACGCATTAGCATAGTGCTGTGTGGCTCTACAAGCCTTAAATTCCAAACGATACCATTTATCGTGAACATCTTACCACCTCCAACATAAAAGGGGCTAAATAAGCCCCTTATGTGTGTTATCCGATTTTTGTTACCAGTGCAGACAGCTTGCTTTTAAGGACAGACTTCTCTTCCGGTGTGGCATCATTGATGATTTCGGACATATCCGTTGCCAGTTCCGTCATGTAGGTGTTCAGGTCACGCACTTTTGCTTCCTTGTCCGCAGGAGTATTAGCCTTGTGCAGTTCCTTATTTTCCATGTAGGCTCTACGGCTCATGCCACTTCTGCCCTCTCTTGCATCACGCATGGGACCAGTAAATGCAGAAGATTCAGTGTAGTACATTCTTCCCATGTCTCTGTCCATGTCACGGTGATACATTTCCGGGGTCATGTGGTAATAGGGTGGCTCTTCATAACCTCTGCGGTAGGTTCCACGACCTTTAGGTGCAAATCTGCCGTCAGCATAGCGGTAATGGTCATAAAAACGTCTGCCACCGTCACCGTAACGTTCAAACATTTCCATGAATTCGTCCGGGTCATAGTCCTGCATGACTTTTGTTAACTCACGGTAGTACATGGCTTCGGATAAGTCTTTCATCATATCAATGACTTTTCCCATTTCGCAAGTATCTACTTTGTCAATTCCTTTGTCAAACTGCGCTTTAGCGCATTCAGAAAGTTTTTCAATCATTTCATGCATTCTTTTAACATCCATGATTTTTCACCTCCTACGCTTCACGAACGGCAATTAAATTACTGTTCTGTACCTCAATAGCCTGTGTGGAAGTGTTCTGAACTGCTACCGTGCTGCAGCATCCACGAGGAACATCAATGTAAGCCTGTGCAGAAACGTTAAATAAATTCTCTGCAGCTGCAGGAGTTACGATCATTCTTGTGGACTGTAAAGGTTCTCCGTCTACTGCCAGCGCAAGGGAAATTTCCCCAACAGTTCCACCAGTGGGAATCTGAATGTTTCCGGAATAGCTTACAAGGAATCTTGCCCGGCACTGATTAGTGATACCTCTAAGTTTCACAATTCCGGATCCCTCTCTATGAGTGATACAACCACTTCCATTCACTGCAGTTTCGGTAAAGGCAACGTCCGCTCCTGCTGCTACAGTCTGTAATGCTACTGCTGTATATTCAGCCATAATAAATACCTCTCTTTCAAAATAATAGGGGCAAACCATGTAGTCTGCCCCATGTTGTCAGTAATTCTGCATAGCAGACATAACCATAAGGTTAAGTTACTCGATATGCAGTTTTAGCATCCGCAACCAGTGTTGCAACCACACCCGTAATATACGTTAGGGTTGGGAACCTGATATGCAGGAATAGGTGCAGGTTTCACAGTGTTGATGATCTGCTGTGTCTGAGCCGCCATCTGAGTAGTGAGAAGTGCATTCTGCCGATCCTGTGAAGCTGCTCTGCGCAGATCGTTATTCTCTGCTGTCAGAGTTGCAATCTTGTCTTGGCATAAGTAGTCAAGGATTGCTCTCGTACCGGCATTTTGACTGTCGATAATGTCACGAGTGTTGTTGTTCATGGTGTTCTGCAATGCGCAAGTATTCGTTGCCATATTGTAGTTCACACCCTGGATAGCTTCACGGGTATCGCAGCAGCACTGTGCTAACTGTGCCTGTAAAGCGTTAGCATTCTGCATTCCTGCTACGGTGTCTGCATTAATAGCCTGTTGGATACCATAGCCAGTCTGTAAAATGTTGGTATTTACACCATTAAATCCGGTAAGCATACCGTTGTTTACAGCGTAGAATCCGTCACACAGACCGTTATTGATTCCGTCCAGTTTACCGATGATAGACTGGGTGTCGAACCCTCTTTGCAATGCAGAATCGGTGTAGTAACTGGAGTTAGAGCCATTACCGCCCCATCCATTACCACCCCAACCGCCAAAAATCGCAAAAATTACGACTATGAACCAGAGCCATCCACCGTCACCAAATGCACCATTACTTCCGTAACCGCTTCCGGTAGCCGGCATAACAGGCATTGTAAAAGGACTGTTGTTTGTTTCAAACATATTAGATTACCTCCATAATTTTATTCATAAAGAGGTCTCCCGGGTTTTGTGCACAAACCTCTAATATGCTGTTAAAAAGGAAACTTACTTTTTATCTGTCTTATTACATCATCAGGATTTATACCTTTCGTTTTGCATATGTTTCTCGCAAGATTTTCTACTCCTTGGAAATCACCTTTTTGAGCCATACCATAAGCGTTTTTTACCATGTCGTTAGACATGATCTGGCTGTTCCCCATCATATTTTGTATAAACTGTTGTGGATTTACCATTGACTTAAGCATCTGCATCATCCTTTCTTTGTGTTTGTGAAGATTTTCTTTGCGATTGCGAAGATTTCAACTGCTCAATCTTCTGTTCCAGTTCATCAAACCGCTTCATAAATACCGCTGTGGCTTCGTCTGATAGGTCAAATTTTGCCTTTTCTGTGTCAGACGGTAAATTGTTAGGGTCTGCATCTAAAATAGGCTTGTAGATCCTTGTATAGATTTTTCCATCCGCTCCCCAGGATTTAGCATAGATCTCTGACATATCCTGTTTAGGAAAAAATGCCGTATTGCCATCCATAGGAACCTCATTCGGTGCTATGCACTCCTGCGCAGGTACAATACGACCGTACATCTGTACTGCGTTTTGCTGCGACTGTTGCATAAACTGCTGTGGTTGGAATTGTTCCTGTTGTGGCATAAATTGTCCGTACATAGGTGTCCTATATTGCGGATTGTAGTAGTTTGGATTTATAATCGGCTGTGGCATGGCTATTCTCCTTTTCTTCCATTGATTCTATCTGTTTCGCAATTTCCACTTCATCAAGTGTCTGATATGTCGGCTTGTTCAAAAGTCCCAACGGACTGAAATTCATAAGCATTGCCAAGTTCTCCTATAACTTCCTCTGCGGCATGGACTACGATTGATTGATATTTAAGCGGAACACTTCCCATCTGTTCTTTACTAAAAATACGTTCCAGTGCTTCATCTGAAAATCTGAATTTTGCCATAAGGTCATTCCTCCTTATGCTTAAATTTTGGCATAAAAAAAGAGAGTGAAAATATCATTTTCCTCTCGTTAAAATATCATTTGCATAAGGCTTTTCTATGTACCAATTATGTACCAATTTTTATTAAATTATAAAGAATTATGTTAAACTACGTTAAATAATAAAATGTCAAAAATACTGATAAACACTGCATTTGCAAGGTTTTGTAAGATTATAAGAAAATACGTGAAATATGGCAAAATATAACGATACC